CTTGAAATAGCTATTCGGAGTTCGACAAGTTTCATCAAGCTTCAAACCGTTGATTTTACTGGATTTTTTGAAACCGATTATTTCGTCTAAAGTCATCTGAAAGCGTCTTTATATTCAAAAATGGTACAGAAAATGGTACAGTAGAACATTGCTTATAATTTTACGCCTGGTCATCTGGGCGTATTTTTATGTCTACCCAAATATTGAATTGTTACTGATGTTCATATATCCTAAAGAAAACAGGTAAAGGAATTTTCTATATGACTGTCGGTAATTGTTTGATGTGCGGGGACAAACTTAAATATTATGATAGTGTTCGTAGAATTGTACGCACTAAGAGTCGAAAAAGCAGATGGATCATAGTACCACGGTATCAATGTGTTGGTTGTAGATGCATTCGGAGATACTTGCCGGATTATATTTACCCATATAAACAATACGAATCAGAAATTATAGACGGGGTTATAGAAGGTTTAATAACATGCGATACCGTTGGTTTCGAAGATTATCCTTGCGAATTAACGATGATTAGATGGAAAACGCAAAATATACAACTCCCTTTATGAAATGAATACATATTTTATGGAGGTGCAGTATGAGTAGTGAAGAACAAAGATTGGAGAGTAAAATTCTTTATTTCGAGGACATGATGTTCAGATGTAAAGGATATGAATACCAGAAAGTTGAAACTATCAGAAAAGAAATATCTGACATGCGTATTCAACTACAGAGAATTAGATTTAAGAATATGAGAATGGGTCGCTAACAGCGGCTCTTTCTTTTTGCGGTCATTCCACTGAGGTTGTTTTTACTATTGTTTATTTCTAACCTAGAATAGAATTCACAAGGAGGAAATACATTATGGCAACCACAATCAGACCGGAATTATCCGAAAAAAATCCTTATTGGATTGAGAAACATCGCTACTACGAATTAAAACACTTCTGTCTTCAATACCCGATTTGGAGAAAGGCTTATGCATCACTCAATAGTTTCAGCAGTAAACCAGCAGATTGGGCGATGTTCATAGTAACAAGCACGCTTGGCGATCCGACAGCGAAAGTCGGAATAGCAAGAGCATATTATTCAGAACGAACCGACATGATTGAGAGGGTGGCTGAGCAAACAGATCAGCAGCTTGCTCCATATATTCTGAAAGCTGTTACCGAGGGCTGGTCCTATGATATTTTGAAAGTTAGATTAGGAATCCCGTGTTGCAAAGATACTTATTACGAATTATACCGGCGATTCTTTTGGCTGCTGAATCGAGAAAGGAAATAGTTCGCAAAATTTACAAGGCATATTATGAGAGAATAAAACTACTAAATGACTAATGGCTATGGGTCGTGTATTACCTATCCAGGTGGGAGGCATTAAAAGGGGCTGACAGTTTGGTGGTTAGATACACATTCTCTCTTTTATTTTTATCCTAGATTAGAAAACAGGACGAAGGTTACCGGAAAACATGCTAATTTGATATTTGAAAAATTGCCGGATGGTGATTTTCAGAAAACTTTTTGGAAGGAGGGAGACTATGAGTTTAATAATCGTATTACTGATCGGTGTTGTTATCGGAATGCTTATATCGAGATTTATATTCAGAGAGAAACCGGTGGGTTCGCTGAGGGTCGATGAATCAGATCCAGACAGCGGACCTTATTTATTTCTCGAATTAGATCGTTCCGGGGCAGATGCGATATATAAGCAACGCTATGTCTGCTTACGGGTAGAGCTGAAAAATTATATTTCGCATAAATAACACTCTCTATTATGGAATGAACCTAATAATTATTTGAAAGGAGAACAAAATGGAAGAAAAAAACATCGAAGAATTATTGAGCGAGGAGATTGCAGCACAGATCGAGGCTTTATCTGATTTGCAGTCTGGAACCAAAGAAAAATCAACAGCGATTGATGATCTGACAAAGCTTTACAAGCTGAGAATCGAGGAAAACAAGAGCGTGTGGGATGCCGATGAGAAATACAATCGACGTGTTATGGATGATGAGTCTAACAACAAAGATTGCGATTTCAAAGAGCGGCAGATTGCAGAGCAGGTTAAGGATCGATATTTCAGAGTTGGTATCGCAGCAGCAGAATTATTGATTCCGTTGATGTGCTATGGTATCTGGATGAATAAAGGATTTAAGTTTGAAGAAACTGGAACCTTCACATCTTCAACATTCAAAGGGTTAATCAACCGTTTTAGACCTACAAAGAAATAGAGAGGAAATTCTGAAACGTTGGGGACGTGTGTGACACATGTCCTCTTCGTTTTTTTTTTTACGTGTATTTTACAAGTGCTTTTATGGAAAGGAGTGACTTTATATGAGCAAAATCTACATTGAAGTACCAACGACCACAAACATGACAACGGTAAGCATTCCGTGCGGAGAGAACGAGGATTACTTATGGCAGTTTACAGTGATGTTTGAAGAAAGTGAGTATTTGCGGAAGCGAATCGTAACAATTATGGATAACAACTGTGATGAGGATTGTGAACCGACAATCCAGAGTCAGCTTGTTAAGAATGGAAACGATAGAAAAACCGAATTCGAATACCACATTGATCAAACAGATCTGAAAGCTGATGTAACAATTACAGTATTCTTCTGTAAGGAAAATAAGATAGTCGTTGTCGAGTGGTAATAATACTTCGGGAGATGTGATTGTATTTGCATCTCCTTTTTCTTTTTTTTACGTGAAAAATACATGGCTCTTTATGAGAGAATAAAGCTTTATCTCTTGAACAGATTAACTATGCTCGTTATACTTATAGCAAGGTGTAACGGACAGACAATTTGAAAGGAGATTTTAGCATGAGTATTTTTAACGAAGAACAGATTAAGGCAATGATGAGCGGAAGATATATTTGCTCTGAGTGTGGAAGCGTAATGGAATTCGAAGATGAGTGGGAGGACACATTGGTTTGCCCACATTGCGGACACAGCGTTGATTTAGATGAGTATGGCTGTGAAGGGGATGAAAAGTACGAAAACGTATACCCAACCAGAGAAGACGTCTTAGGCGTTGCCGATGAAGACAAATAAGTTTGAATATTAGCTAAAACGAGAGGGGTCTTAGAGAAATCTAAGGCTCTTTTCTTTTTGCTATGAGGAGATAGAAATGCGGTACCATTATCAAAAACCAGACATCTATTTGTCGATGTACGGTGAACTTTATATTTGCAATCATCCTGTGTATGATCGTTGCACCCTATTTACGATAGGGAATAAAGGTCTCGCAGTGATTCAGCAGCGATTTAGTGCAGATACAAAAAGTACATATTGGACCGAGGTTGATTCGTGGCTGACTGATTCTTTGTATTTACATCCAAAATTCAAGGAATATTTTGATAGCCGCTCCGGGGAGTGTACGGACGGACTATATCCGACAGTCACTATAAGACAAATGATGTGGGCATTAAAAATGAAGCCAATACAGCGTCAACGATGGGAAACATGTTTCGATAGACGTGAAATTTGAACGCACTTTTTACAAAGACTTTTATGGAAAATGAACTAAATAATTTCACATAAAGGAGAACGAAAAATGATTGAAACTTATGTATCTATCGGAAAAGTAACTGATTATGCGATTGGTGTTCTTAAGTATTTCGCTACAGCAAGTTCGATTTTACTGATTAGTATTATCGGAGCTTTGATGGCGTGGATATTTTTGAGTGCGGTCGGTATGATCGTTGCCATCTTAGGTATAATAGTAGCAACTATTGTGCTGACCTTGGGGATTTATGAGTTACATATCCAAAAGAGACGGAGACGCTAACAACGTCTCTTCTTTTTCGCCAAAATAACAGTTCCTTTTATGAAAAACCGAAGCTTTGAAAGGAGTAAAAGGAGCATGGACGAAATGAGAATAGTATCGAAATTCACGAGGGGAATTATTTCTAAAGCAATAAAGATGGTAATACGCAAGAAAACCGGATACAACATTGATATTCAGTTGAACGAAGCTATTACCACTATAAGCGATGGAAAGACTCATCTTCATCTGAATGTAGATGCAGAACTCGATAAAGACGAGCTGATGAGCATCTTAAAGAGTATTGGTTTAAATTAACCGAGAGAGGCGAATACAACGCCTCTTTCCTTTTACTTCGCAAAATTTACAAGGCATATTATGAGAGAGACAGTAGCTCAGTTGGGAGAGCGCGAGACGATTAAAGTCCCGAAGTCGATGGTTCGAGTCCATCCTGTTTCTCTTTTATTTTTGCAGAAAGGAGAGAACGGATGTCTATCGAACAACTTGACTTATTGTTATGCGATACGTATCAGATGGATACGTGGTTTCCATTAGGTTGGAAATGGAAGAAAGAGCTTGAAAAATCGAGCTATTCGGTATGGGCTATTGATGAGTTGAAAAGATACATCGTCGGTAGACTCTATCCAAAGAAATCTGGATCGGTTGAGGATTTCATCATATTTGTTGGCGACTTCCGGCGAATGATGAATCAGTTTTCAAAAATCAATCCGGATAACAATTTTATGTTTTCAGTAGCAGTGGACATATCCACAGATGTCCTGGATTTATTACGTGCTATGAAATAAAAACGAAAGGAGAACATGATGAAGAAACCAAATCTTCAAAGACTCGCTCAGAGGTCAAAAATCTATCTGAGAAAAGCATCACCGACAATATTGTCTGGACTTGGTGCGGCTGGTGTTATTGTAACATCAGTATTGGCTGTACGTGCAACACCGAAAGCTCTTCGTAAAATTAGAGCCGACAGCAAAGTAAATCACGATGGTGATCCGGAGGCTTATAGCAAGCTCGAAGCGGTTAGATCGGCATGGGTCTGCTATATTCCGGCAGCAATCAGCGGAACCGCAACTATATTATGCATATTTGGAGCGAATGTGCTGAATAAGCGGCAGCAGGCATCAATTTCGAGTGCGTATGCTTTGTTGAACTCATCATATCATGACTATAAAGACAAACTTAAAGAACTGTATGGGGAAGAAGCACACCAGAAGATTATAGATTCGATTATGGTCGAAAAAGCCGAGAACACTTATGTATCAGCATGTGGGTTATGCGATAACACGTCATTAGCTTTTGACGAACGTAATCCCGAAGATGTTAGATTGTTTTACGATTCGTTTTCCAAACGATATTTCGAAAGTACGGTCGCACAGGTGTTGGAAGCTGAGTACCATCTTAATCGTAATTGGTGTTTGGGTGCTTCAGTATACGTGAATGATTTTTATAATTTTTTAGGAATGCCTACTATTCCTGGCGGAGATGAATTGGGCTGGAAGTTTATGTGATTGATTTTGTCTATAGTCCACAATTAGAAACCGATGAAGATTAACTTCGCATAAATCGCAAGCTGTATTATGAAAGGAGAGTGTCATAATGAATAATAAAAGTAAATGGATTAAGGCTATTGGAGTAGCAGCAACCGTAATCGGTGTAGGCGTAAACCTTATCACTGATTGGGTGAATGAACAGAAAATGGATGAAAAAATTGAAGAAAAGGTCAGTGAAGCACTTGCCCGGAGAGACAAAGATGAAGCGGAGGAGTCCTAACAAGACTCTTTCGCTTTTTCTTTTGGAGGAGACAAATGGAATCACCGACTGAAAGAGCCATTTATACTGTCCGTTATGCTATTGCAACGATGCCAATAATTCAGCGTGGTTATGACTTCGAGCAGGCGAGTTATATGAGATGGGCTGGAAGAGAAGTGTTAATACGACTCTGCAAACATCCAGAGATACCACCGCTGATCGTGATTGAATCGTTTCGAGACGAATGCGATTCATATTCATGTGTGAATCCTAGGACAAGTTATGTTTTTTCTTGTGCAAAAGACATGCTTGAGTGGATTATAGACCTGCTAATTTCATAGGTACCAAAATAAATTTTTATATTCTGAAAGGAGAACGCACTATGTGTACGAGAGAAATGACTTTAGGAGCGGAAATTATCAGCTTAACCGAGAAAGGTGTTGACATTCCAACTGTAGAGAGAATGTATAGAAAGTATATCAATCTCAGTGCAAATAAAGAAGCAACCAAGGCATGTGAGGAATATTGCAAAGCCGATGCTGAAATTATAGCTGAGATTTTTAGCACCCTGTTTGGAACTAGCTCGATTCTTCCGAACGACATTGCCGTCGGTGATCAGATTGAGATTCCTTTAGGAGATCTCGGAACATTCACGGCAACCGTACAGATGGTAAAAGGCGATAGGGTATTATTCTTGTTCGATGATTATATCGCAAAACGCCCGATGAACGAAAACGGAAGCAACGAGGGTGGATATGAAAAATCCGATCTTAAAAAATGGATTGAAAATGATCTGTTTAAAATGTTTCCGGAAGTGTTAAGAAATCACATGACTGGGCTGACTATTCCTACGCTTGGTGAAATCTGCGGATGGGGCGACAACTGGGATAAAGAACATATCGAGCCTGATGACGATGAGCAGTTACCACTCATGAAACAGAGACGAAACCGTGTTGCTTATTACAACAACGATTGTGCGTGTGGTTGGCTCCGAAATGCTACCAAGAAGGAATTTTCTTCGGCTTACTTTGCCTATGTGTGCGGCTATGGCAGTGCGGACTTCGACGACGCTTCGGACTCTTGTGGGGTTCGTCCGGAGTTCTGGTTGGTTAGATAAATCGCGGGGCCTTGTGCCCCGTTTATATTTTATGGAGGATAGACTGAAATGCAGAAACCAAATTTAACTAAGATCTGTAAAAGTGTAAAAACAGCTACAGTAAAGCATAGTCCCGAAATCCTCACAGGAGTTGGAATTGCTGGAATGGTGACAACTACCGTAATGGCCGTACGAGCCACCCCTAAAGCAATCCAATTATTAGATGAGGAAAAACGTCGTCGACACACTGAGAAACTGGAACCAATCGACACCATTAAAACTGCTTGGAAGTGCTATATTCCCGCGGCAGTTACTGGAACAGTATCAGTAGCTTGCCTTATAGGAGCAAGTTCTGTTAATGCCAGAAGAAACGCAGCACTGACCGCAGCGTATACCATTTCCGAATCGACATTGAGAGATTATCAGAAAAAGGTGGTAGAAACAATTGGCGAGAAAAAAGAACAGACTGTGAGGGATGCCGTTGCTAAGGAACGTCTTGAGAAAAATCCAGTTGAAAACAAAGAAGTTATCGTCACAGCAAAAGGCGATACCTTATGTTTCGATGCTGTATCCGGAAGATATTTTAAGTCGGACATCGACAAATTAAAAAAGGCTGAGAATGAATTAAATCGTCAAATGCGAGATGAAATGTATATTTCACTTAATGATTTCTATTATGAGGTCGGATTAGAGCCTATTAAGCTTGGCGATGATCTTGGCTGGAATATTGATAATGGATATATCGATCTGAGATTCAGTTCCCAGCTTGCTACGGATGGAACACCTTGTCTGGTTATTGATTATGGCTATGGTCCGAGGTATGACTTCCGTGGCTTAATGTAAGGTTCGCAGAATTTACAAACACTATTATGGAAGAACCACATATTTCAAATCTGAAAGGAGAACATATTATGGAGAACAACGAAATCATGAACAACAACGAAGAGGTTATCGAAACAACTACTGAGGAGATCGTGAAGGCGGCTTCTAACGGCAGTATGAAGAAAGCAACAACTATTGGATTGGCTATGATTGCAGGTGCATTAACCTACAAATTTGTAGTCGTTCCGGCCACAGCAAAATTCAAGAACTGGCGTGAGAATCGTAAGACGGTTGTAACTCAGCCGAAGGGCGATATCGTCGACGGAGAGTTTACGGATATCGATGAAGAGACAGAAGGGGATTCTGAATAAGAATTGAATCGATGATTCAGACAGAGGGAGAGTACCTATAACAGGGTGCTTTCCCTTTTGCTTTTTAAGGGAGGTGTCCTATGAATCAGTATATGTATGATGGACCGGTTATGGAGTTTGATACCTGCGTTGCGAATAGATGGCAGGGTTCTACATACGCGGCATCCGAAAAGAAAGCCAGGAGTAATCTGGTGTATCAGTTTAAGAAGAAAACAAACCGTATTCCAAGTACGAGGATAACCCTCCCTGGAAAAGTGGTAACGGTTAATTGAAAGGAGATTTAAAGATGGAGGAATACAAATCCAATTCCCATAAATCACGACAGAACCAGAATGATGATATTCCGGAGAAAAGAGTTGAAAAGGTTGTCAGTGGTTCTGTCAAATCGAAGAAAAAGAATGGTCTTCAGAAGATTACAAACGTATTTGTTCCGGAAGATGTAGACGATGTAAAAAGCTATATTTTTGAAGACATCGTGGTTCCGGCCGTAAAAGACATTATCTTGGATGCTGTCAGAGCATTCCTTGGTGTTAGCGGAAACTCAAGGGGCGGGAGATCGTCAACGTCATCCAAGATTTCTTACCGTAAGTATTATGACGATCGGGATCGACGAGATTCGGGAAACGTATCAAGAACACGAACTGGATACGATTACGATGATATCATTCTGGAATCTCGTGGCGAAGCAGAAGATGTCCTGGAAAGAATGGACGAGCTTATTGCTACATACCAGGTAGTTAGTGTCGCTGACTTCTATGATCTGGTTGGCGTTTCTGGCAACTATACAGACAATAAATACGGTTGGACCGATATTCGGAATGCATCTGTAATTCGTGTAAGAGACGGATACATGATTAAACTTCCGAAGGCATTACCGTTGAACTAGGAGGGATATTTATGTACGAATCAGATGATAAAATGGTGTCTCATCCGAGCCATTATCAGTCAGAAACAGGTTTGGAAGTGATCGATGTTATTGAGGCATTCACTTTCGATTTAAAAGGTATCGAAGCGACCGATACTGGTAACATTATCAAGTATGCGTGCCGCTGGAAAAATAAAAACGGCATTCAGGATTTGAAAAAGATCATGTGGTACACGCAGCACTTGATCGATCATTTAGAGAAGAAAGAAAAAATTGAAGAGGAGAATAACTGATATGAAGAAAGAAGAAATCATTAAGAACGTTTCCACGACCTTCAGCAAAGTAAGTGTGAAACTTAAGAAGCATAGCCCTGAGATTCTGGTAGTGGCTGGTGTTGTTGGCACTGTTGCAAGTGCTGTTATGGCTTGCCATGCAACAACTAAGTTGGACAGCGTATTGGAGAAGTCCAAGAAAGATATTGATGCCATTCATAAATGTGCTGAAAATGAGGAACTGGCGGCGGAGTATTCTAAGGACGACGCAAAGAAAGATTTGACTATCGTTTATGTACAGGCTGGTGTAAAAGTCGCTAAGCTCTATGCTCCTGCTGTTGCTCTTGGAACATTATCTATCGCAAGTATTGTTGCATCTCACAATATTCTCAAGAAGAGAAATGTAGCACTGGCAGCCGCTTATGCAACTGTGGATAAGACTTTCAAGGAGTACAGAAATCGGGTGGTTGAGCGCTTTGGCGCGGAGGTTGATAAAGAACTTCGCTACAACATCAAAGCAAAGAAATTTGAGGAAACTGTAACTGATCCAGACAGTGGTAAAGAGAAAAAGGTGAAGTCTACCGTAGATGTAGCAGCACCTTCTACGAACGATTATGCCCGTTTCTTTGACGATACTTGTGAGGCGTACGAATCCAATATGGATTACAACCTTATGTATCTGCGTTCTCAGCAGAATCTGGCAAACGACAAGCTCAAGGCTAATGGATATTTATTCCTTAGCGATGTATACGATCAGCTCGGTATTAAGCGTACTAAGATGAGCCAGACTGTTGGTTGGATTTATAAACCGGAGGGAAATGAAAACGGCGACAACTTCGTTGATTTCGGTATTCTGGAAACCAACCGTGAAACTGAGGATGGCGGTTACGAGAAAGCTATTCTTATGGAGTTCAATGTAGACGGACCGATTCTCGATCTGATCTAATTTTGTGAGGAGGATACATATGCGAAATTGTATTCGTATGGTAATCCTTCCTACTCTTTGCGTATTTGCGATTATTTGCACAGGTTTTGTCTGCTCAGCAGAACGGGTAAATCAGTACAAGTATATCGAAATGCAGCCGACTTTAAAAGCTGAACCTATTGATCCTATTGTAATTATTTCTGAGCAACCCTTAGAGGAAACGGTGTCGGCAGTTGAAATCGAAGAGTATGTGGAGGATACGCTATTGCCGCAGGAAGATATTGAGCTAATCGCTCTTGTAACTATGGCAGAGGCTGAGGGCGAATGCGAGGAAGGAAAACGATTAGTGATCGACACCATCTTAAATCGTGTAGATTCTGTATATTTCCCGGATACAGTGCATGGCGTTATATATCAGGCAAATCAGTTTTCATCCATGTGGAATGGGAGAGTCGATAAGTGTTTTGTGGACGATGATATTTGCCAGTTAGTTGAAGAGGAACTGCAATCCAGAACCAATGTGGATACGATATTCTTCACTGCTGGCGGATATGGAAAATACGGAACACCAATGTTTCAAGTAGGTAATCATTATTTTTCAAGTTATGAATAGAAAGGAGTCCTAAACTATGACAGGTTTCATGGGATTAACATTTTCAGCATTTGCTGGTATTTGCTTTGTTAGTGGTCTAGCCGTTCTTATGGGCGGAAAGGAGCATCACTGATGGATGGCATTGGAAATTTTATATCCATGATGGATTACATACTGGATACTAAGAGAAAAAGACATATCACAGGAGGCATTCTGTTGAGTGCCTCTTTACTTTTTGGTGGGCTTGCTCTCACTGTTATGACAATTCAGAACGAGGAGGACGAAGATGAGTAATAAAGCTCTGTTTTCTTTGGCATTTATCATCGGCACTGTGACTGGTTCGGTAGTGACATGGTATCTGCTTAAAGATAAATACGAAGCTCTTGCGCAGGAAGAAATTGACTCTGTAAAGGAGGTTTTCTCAAGACGTGAGCAGGAATTAAAAGATCAGTCTGTAAAAAAGACTGTTGCTGAAGGTATTAAAGATGCAGACAAAGAAAAACCGGATCTCAAAGAGTATGCAAGGCGATTAGAAAAAGAAGGGTATACCAGATATTCCGATTTTGGGTCGGATGAGGAAGAAAAGCCTGTTTCTGAAGCCGGTCCGTATGTGATTCCGCCGGAGCAATTTGGCGATAATGAAGAGCATGAGCAGATCAGTCTTACCTACTATGCAGATGGTGTGTTGGCTGATGAAAATGATGAAGTAATTGAGGATGTGGAAGATGCTGTTGGAATTGATTCTTTGAATCATTTTGGAGAGTATGAGGACGATTCTGTCTTTGTTCGTAATGATGCAAGAAAGTGCGATTATGAAATTCTCCTTGATCAGAGGACCTATTCCGAAGTGGTTGAAGATATGCCGCATCAGATGGAGGTATGATGACACGGGATGAGCTGAACAATGCATATTTTGACTGGATGTACCAGCTCGTATGTGACGATGAATATTCGCGAGGTTTGTCGTATCGTAAGTTGTTATCTTTGCTTCACGATACAGATTTCACGTATACGATTGCTCTTGATAGCAACCGCTATGACGATGGAATCGATCTTCGATATAGATTCGGAAACGAGCAAGGATACCGGGATAATATGATTGCAAGTTATTTGGATAATCGTCCGTGCAGTGTTTTAGAAATGATTATTGCCCTTGCTATACGCTTAGAAGAGCACATCATGGATGATCCGGACATCGGTAATCGAACTGGTCAGTGGTTTTGGGATATGATCGTGAGTCTTGGCTTAGGTTCTATGGATGATTCCAAATTTGACAAGGCTTATGCCATTGATGTTATTCGGCGATTCCTTAATCGTGACTACGAACGGGATGGCAAGGGTGGTTTATTCACAATCGAGCATTGCAGATACGACATGAGAGATATTGAGATCTGGTATCAAGCTAACTGGTATCTCGACAATGTCAGATAGGAGGACGTTATGGGCCATAGCGAAGTATATAAGTGGTTCGAGTTATATTTTCCTCAGTATGCTGGGGATAAAGTGGAGAGCTGGTTCCAGAACGGAAAGAACAGTATTCGCATCCGTCAGAAGAACCATCAGGAATTTATATTTACATTCAACAATGAAGGAAATTGGCGGTTTGAGACTGTTGAAAGCTTCATGAATGGATTAAAAGGAGGTAAGAAATAATGGGTGAAATGCTTACTTATATTTTCAGCAGTTTACGGTCATCGGAAAAAAGACTGGATGTTGTCACAAGGGCAGTCAGTAAACAGCGGAGCTTCAATAAACAGATTACAATCTTTGCTGCCTTGACAACTGCAAATCTGGTTGTTATGAAAATCGAGCAGAAGGATCAGGCATTGCGCATCAGAAAACTGGAAAAGGAAATTGAGGAACTTAAGCGTCCGGAAGGAGAGTAAAAAATGCGATGATCGACTTTATGGTGATTTCAACACGTTCAACGAAACGTGGAGTAATAGAAATCTATCCAAAGTTCATTATTAAAAAAAGCACTGATCTAATGATTCGAGGTGGTGATTTCTATGCTATCTGGATTGAGGAACGTGGTTTATGGTCTACGGACGAGCAAGATGCCTTGCAGCTCATTGACCGCGAACTGGATAGATATGCTGAGGAGAACCGCCAGCGTTTTAACTCCGATATTAAAGTCCTGCATATGTGGGATGCCGAGTCGGGTATGATCGACTCATGGCATAAGTATTGTCAGAAGCAGATGAGGGACAGCTTTCATACGTTGGATGACAAACTTATATTTTCCAATACAGAAACTAATAAAAAAGACTACGCCAGCAAAAAGTTGAATTATCCGCTTGAAGCTGGCGATTTGTCTGCCTATGAGAAATTGATGTCTACTTTATATTCGGAAGAAGAGCGGACAAAAATTGAGTGGGCTATAGGGTCAATCGTATCTGGAGAATCCAAAAAACTGCAAAAATTTATGGTTTTATACGGAGCTGCTGGAACAGGTAAATCCACAGTTCTTAACATTATTCAGCAGCTTTTCGACGGATACTATTCTGTATTTGACGCAAAAGCACTTGGATCTTCCAGCAATTCATTTGCATTGGAAGCATTTAAAACAAACCCTCTGGTTGCCATTCAGCACGATGGCGATTTATCGAGAATTGAGGATAATACCAGATTGAACAGCTTGGTATCTCATGAGCTGATGACTGTGAACGAAAAATTCAAGTCTACGTACTCAAACCGGTTCAAATGTTTCCTGTTTATGGGAACAAATAAGCCGGTCAAGATTACGGATGCAAAGTCCGGTCTGATTCGACGATTGATCGATGTATCGCCGTCTGGAAATAAGCTGAATCCAAAAGAGTACAAAACGATTGTGAAGCAAGTGGAATTTGAGTTGGGAGCTATCGCTTACCACTGCCAGGAGGTATATTCGAACAATCCTGGTCGTTATGACGATTATATTCCGATTACGATGCTTGGTGCATCTAATGATTTCTATAACTTCATTATCGATTCGTACCATGTATTTAAGAAAGAAAACGGGACAACTCTGAAAGCCGCATGGGAGATGTACAAAACATACTGTGACGACGCCAAAGTTGGGTTCCCGTTTTCACAGAGGGTATTCAAAGAGGAACTTAAAAACTATTTTCATGATTTTCAGGAACGCTTCAATCTTGATGATGGAACTCGCGTTAGAAGTTATTACATCGGGTTCAGAACAGAAAAATTTGAAGAAGAAACTGTAGAGGAAAAGGCGGAAGTAGTCAAACCGGCACTGATCCAATTCGATAGCACTGAATCTATATTTGATGATGTGTGTTCGGAATGCCCTGCACAGTATGCTTCGGAAAACGAAACACCTCAGAAAAAATGGGATTCTGTCCGCACGAAATTATCTGGAATTGATACGAAAAAACTTCATTATGTGAAAGTTCCGGAGAATCATATTGTGATTGACTTTGATATTCCAGACGAATCTGGAAATAAGTCATTTGAAAAGAATTTAGCAGAAGCAAGTAAGTGGCCGCCTACCTATGCCGAGCTTAGTAAATCAGGACAAGGTATACATCTTCATTATATTTATACCGGCGATCCGACGCAGCTTAGCAGAGTATATGACGACCATGTTGAAGTTAAGGTGTTCACGGGCAAAAGCTCTTTACGGCGTATGCTGTCAAAGTGTAATAATTTGCCTATCGCAACAATTAGCTCCGGTTTACCGCTGAAAGGAGAACAAAAAATGGTAAATTTTGAAGCGATTAAGAGCGAGAAAGGGCTTAGAACACTGATCAAACGGAATCTTAATAAAGAGATACATCCGGGAACTAAGCCCAGTATCGATTTTATCTACAAGATACTGGAAGATGCGTATGGAAGTGATTTGAAATACGACGTCACGGATATGCGCAATGCAGTATTGGCATTTGCAGCAAACAGCACTCATCAAGCAGATTATTGTATTAAGTTAGTCAACAAAATGCAGTTTAAGTCCGCAGATCCGTCCACAGCGGTTAAAAACGATGATGCAAAGCTGGTATTCTATGATATTGAGGTTTTCCCAAACTTATTCCTTGTAAACTGGAAGATCGAGGGCGAGGGAAAGCCTGTTGTAAGAATGATTAACCCGTCTCCGAGTGAGATCGAGGAACTGATGCGGTTCAGACTGGTTGGCTTCAACTGTCGGAGATATGATAACCATATTCTGTACGCAAGGTTAATGGGTTATACAAACGAACAGCTCTATAACCTTTCGCAGAAAATCATTAACGGAAGTCCGAACTGTTTCTTTGGAGAAGCGTACAACGTATCCTATACGGATGTGTATGATTTCGCTTCGGCTGGTAATAAGAAGAGTCTTAAGAAATTGGAAATCGAGATGGGAAACCTCACCGATGACGATCTCAAGAAAAAAGGATTCTCCGACGAAAAAATAAGAATTATCAAGGCAGGAACGCATCACCAGGAGCTTGGTCTTCCATGGGATCAACCGGTTCCGGAAGAGCTTTGGATTAAGGTCGCTGAGTATTGTGATAACGATGTTATTGCTACTGAGGCGGCCTTCAATTATCTTGAGGCTGACTGGACGGCGCGACAGATTCTGGCAGATTTAGCAGAGATGACTGTTAATGATACTACAAACTCTCTTACAACCAGAATTATATTTGGAAACAACCGGAAACCACAGTCAGAGTTCCATTACAGAAATCTGGCAGAACCGGTGGAGTCGCTGGATAAGGAGAGTATGGATTTCCTTAAAGAAGCCTGCCCGAAGATGATGGAGGAGCCTCACTATGGTTGGAAATACAACGATAAGGACGAAGTTCCATTCGAATCTCACAGCATTCTTCCATATTTCCCTGGGTATGTATTCGACCATGGAAAATCTACATATCGTGGAGAAGAAGTGGGCGAGGGTGGATTTGCTCAGGGCGTTCCTGGAATGTATGGAAATGCAGCACTTCTGGATATTTCGTCAATGCATCCGCATAGTGCTATTGCTGAGGTTCTGTTTGGACCGAGATTTACGAAGGCGTTCCGCGATATTGTTGAGGGTCGTGTAAGCATTAAGCATGAGGCTTGGGATATTGTTAATACCATGCTGGATGGCAAGCTTACGCCGTATATTCAGAGAGTTATCGACGGCGAAATGACATCAAAGGATCTCGCTAATGCACTGAAGACAGCTATCAATTCAGTATATGGTCTTACATCTGCGTCATTTGATAATCCGTTCCGTGATCCAAGAAACATCGATAACATCGTGGCAAAACGTGGAGCATTATTCATGATCGATCTTAAGAATGAGGTTCTGAAGCGTGGATTCCAGGTTGCTCATATTAAGACAGACTCTATTAAGATCCCGGATGCAACGCCGGAGATTATTCAGTTTGTTATGGATTTTGGCGAGAGATATGGATATACATTTGAACACGAGGCTACATACGATCGTATGTGTTTGGTCAACGATGCTGTATATATCGCAAAGTACAAATCAGCAGAAGAATGCCAGAAGATGTATGGTTATGTCCCTGGCGACAACAAAAAGAAAGGTGGAAAATGGACGGCAACAGGTACTCAGTTCCAGATTCCATATGTATTTAAGAAGCTGTTCAGCAGAGAAGACATCGCATTTGAAGATATGTGCGAGACCAAATCTGTGAGCAGCTCTTTATATTTGGATTTGAATGAGGAGTTACCGGATGTCAGCAAGGAAGAAAAAGAATTCAGCAAGGCAGAGAGTGACTATAAGAAAGGACTGTTATCCGATACAACTTTTGAATCCACATGCCAGAAGCTTACTCCATTGATCGAAAAAGGACACGACTATCACTTTATTGGAAAGGTTGGTCAGTTCTGTCCGATGAAAGATGGATATGGAGCTGGACTTCTGATGAGAGAAAAAGACGGTCGTTACTATGCTGCAACTGGTTCCAAAGGTTATCGCTGGATGGAATCAGAGATGGTCAAAGAACTTGGCAAGGAAGACGGCATTGACCGATCCTACTACGACAAACTAGTTGATGAGGCTGTAAAAACTATTTCTCAGTACGGAGACTTTGAATGGTTTGTATCTGATGATCCATATGTTCCGGAGCTTGGTGCAAATGACGCCGATGTAGATTGTGTTGTTCCATGGGCGATGCCTTGCGGAGAGGATAAGTATCGGACATGCTTCGACTGCCCGCATTTCAACAATGATAACTTCCATATGGATTGCGATCTTGATTATGATATTTCAGATATTGTGATGAAGCACGCAATGAATCCGCCGGAAAATTAAAAAAAAATAAAGGAGAATTTAATCATGGCAAGAGCAAATGTAAATGAGCTGATTATTGAGAATGCTCGTATTATGTTCAGAAATTTCAGAGGAGAAGAGACAAAGTACAACAGAGCAGGTAACCGTAACTTTTGCGTTGTAATTCCGGATGCCGACCAGGCACAGAAACTCGGCGAAGATGGATGGAATGTGAGAATCCTTCCGCCGAGAGACGAGGATGAAGCGCCTCTTCACTATATTCAGGTAGCAGTTCGATTCGATAACATTCCGCCGAATGTATACATGGTTACCAGGAGAGCTAAAACAAAACTGGATGAGGAGTCTGTATCTTCTCTTGACTATGCTGAAATCAGAAATGTTGATCTGGTCATCAGCCCGTCAAAGTGGGAAGTGAATGGAAAATCTGGCATCAAGGCATATCTGAAGACCATGTACGTCACGATTGAAGAGGACGTGTTTGCTGAGAAATATGCGGATGAAGAGGAACCGCCGTTCGCATAAATCATATTTTGAGGGTGTCGGTGTCAAAGCCGGCACTCTTACTTTATGAAAGGAGAAAAATTATGTTTTGGAATAAGAAAAAACCGAAGTCGAAACCACAGATTAAGACTACGGTACCTAAAACATTCAAAGCAAAAGAACAGCCACCTAAGTGGCAACCAACTTTCGGCGAAACGAAAAAGAAGGGTGAGAAACCACCGGAAGTAACTACGAAATCCGAACCAAAAATTGACTGGGAAGATAAATTTTTAAAATCTTTTCAGAAACTTACATATAGACGTCGGGCATGGGATGTGTGGAGAGATTATATTTTACTTCATGCATGTTCAATCTCGAATGCTTTGGACAAGGACAACTACGACCAAAGAGAGAAGCGGTATCTAAAAATTATTCATCAGTATTCAAAAGAAGAGCAAGCTATATTTCCAGAATTAGCAGCATATACAACCATGGCCCTGGATCAGAATCAAGAGCAGGATTTTCTCGGAAAAATGTTTATGCGGTTGGATCTGGGAATTCGTTCGGCTGGTCAATTCTTCACGCCATATCATGTGTGTGAACTTATGGCTGAAGTGGTGGCGACCAATGTTTTAGAAAAGATAGAGCAGTATGGTTATATTTCGATTAACGATCCATGCTGCGGTGCTGGAGCGACGTTGATTGCTGGTGTGCATGTAATCCGAAAACAGCTGGAGCATTGTGAACCACCGAGAAACTACCAGAACCATATCTTAGTAGTTGCACAGGACGTTGATGAAATCGTTGGTCTGATGTGTTATATCCAAATCTCGCTTCTCGGATTGGCTGGATTTATAAAAATAGGTAACTCGATAACTGACCCAATATCTACGGACGATTCATCTGAAAATTATTGGTATACGCCTATGTATTTCTCAGATGTATGGAGTACAAGAAGAATGCTCCGTCAGATTAACAAGTTATTTGGAAAGGGTGATGACGAATGAAGAAAAGATATTCTATTCCAAAAGAGCAGTGTACGTGCGGCATCAGCGAGCTTTATGACAATGTTGCTAAAATCATGGGTGTTTCAGATTTAAACAAGGTTGCGTACGATTGTCGTAAATTATCTATCACTAAAAAAGTGCTGGACTGCCCGTATGAATTTTATCATTCAGAGAATCAGAGCGATGAAACTATCACGACTTGTATGCTCTTGTATGGTCCAAAAGCAGATCTGGAGGGCGACGGCTATGAAGTTGAGGCAGAAGATGGATTCGTCACGAAAGGTGTGTGATGGCTGGCGTAGAATTACGGGACTATCAGGAAGAGGCTGTACGACGAATGCAAAACGGCTGCATACTTTGTGGTGGTGTTGGTAGTGGGAAATCAAGAACCTCACTAGCCTACTATTATGTTCGAAATGGTGGTGAGCTCGGAACAAACGAATATGTTCCTATGGACGATGTGAATATTAAGGATTTGTACATAATCACAACTGCTAGGAAACGAGATACCTTTGAATGGGAAGAAGAACTCTCGCCATTTCTATTATCAACAGATAAGAAAGAAAATTTATATACCAATAAGGTTGTGATTGATTCCTGGAACAACATCAAGAAGTATGCAGATGTCAAAGATGCTTTCTTTATATTCGATGAGCAGCGTGTCATAGGCTCTGGAACATGGGTTAAAGCATTTTTGAAAATCGCCAAGGTAAATGAGTGGATATTACTATCCGCAACTCCTGGTGATACGTGGCAGGATTATATTCCGGTGTTTGTGGCTAACGGATTTTATAAAAACCGAAGCGAATTTACAAGAGAGCATATAGTCTATAGTCGCTTCAGCAAATTTCCTAAAGTTGACCGATATTTGAATACTGGTAGATTGATTCGATTGCGAAACAAAATCTTGGTGAATATGGATTTTAAGCGCCAGACAGTTTCGCACCATGAGGATATTTATGTCAAGTACAATATCGAAATGTATAAAGATGTCGGAAAAACCAGATGGGACCCGTTTAAAAAAGAACCAATTATCAATGCTGCCGGTCTGTGCTATGTGTGGAGAAAAATTGTAAATACAGATCAGTCCAGACAAATAGCTTTACTCGAAATTGTGGAGAAGCATCCGAAAGCGATTATATTCTACAATTTTGATTACGAGCTTGAACTTCTGAAAGAGATATTTTCTGGATACGAAGTTGGAGAGTGGAACGGCCACAAACATCAGCCAGTGCCGACTAGCGATACATGGGTATATTTAGTTCAGTACAATGCCGGGGCTGAAGGATGGAACTGTATTACGACGGACACGATTATATTCTATTCTCAGAATTATTCGTATAAGATCATGGCACAGTCTGCTGGTCGAATAGACAGGATGAATACACCATATACGGATCTGTATTACTACCATTTGAAATCCAGGTCTGGTATTGATCTTGCCATCAGTAAAGCATTGAAGGACAAGAAAACATTTAATGAAACGAGGTTTGTTAAGTGGAGACAATGATTTATAATCTGTGGATATTTTTAAAAATTTTATCTATCAAGTTGAAAAGTATGTCTGCGGAAGATTTTTACAGTCTGCTAATAGAGTGTGACTATCAACAAAGATTATATGCAATTTTGTTAAGATATTACATGTGAGGTGTCCAATGGAAAATATTTACAAAGAGGTTGATTTCAAAACCTATTGCAAAACCTGCGAACATAAGGATCTCGAAGAAAAATTTGATCCTTGTAATGACTGTTTGGCAGAACCGATGAACGCAAATTCGGATAAACCTATTTACTGGAAGGAGGCTGAAAATGGTAGATAGTATTTTAGTTAGTGTTGATTTTTCAAACAAAAATGACACTGGAGTAATGGTTGTAGGAAGAAAACGAATGAATCAGTCTGTCGAGATTATCAATGCTTTCCAGGGAGATGAAGCGAGAGAACTTTATGAAAAGCTGGTAACAAAGAAAAAGAAGGAGGGTCAAAAGTGAGTTTTCAATACGATCAATATTTAGCTAGGCATCGAGCTAATGTGAAAAGTGGGTTCGACTGGCTTTCTAAAAATTTACCGGGACTTATGACAAACACCCTAACCGCCGGGTGGAATACAGAATTTGCTCATGATCAGTCTAAAAACGAACCGGATGAGTATGAGGCATACGATGCATATTTCTATGGAAATAATCGCTCTTATGAGGTTGTACAGCGATATCAGCGAGCATGGTTACTTCATATTCACAGAAATCCTCATCATTGGCAGCACTGGATTCTTATTCATGATGATATGGAAGATGGCGAACTGGAGACCGTTTTGGAAATGCCATACGATTACATCATCGAGATGATTTGCGATTGGTGGTCATTCAGTTGGCAGAGTGGAAATCTCTATGAGATATTCAAGTGGTACGAGGAACATTCTAAGTATATAAAACTGGCGCAGACAACGAAAATCACAGTCGAGTATATTTTAGACAATATGAAGAAAAAACTTCAGGCATTGCAGTATGCGGATCAATCAGCCATGCAACCTGGAGCTTGATATTTGGAGGAGCTATGAATAGAACGACAAAAATAAACATCTTAGCGTATGCTTCGGAGCCGGACAAGAATTATAAGTACGAGGGTGACATCGTCGATTATAAGGGAAAAAGGTATTTCGTAAGTCTGGCAGAAGAGCGAGTGGAATTTATCGGGATTATTAAGGAGGATGAGTAGAATATGAAAGCAATTAAAGAAAATTGGAAACTGGTACTTATCGTGGCCGCTGGAATTATAGCGGTTATTTTTATGTGTATTTTTGGAGTACAGGGAGCACAAAACAAAGCGTTTGCAATGGAGGAGCAGGTCAATACGGCTGATTCTGACATCAAGGTACAGGAAAAAAGGAGAGTCGACCTTGTATATAATCTGGCTGATTGTGTTAAGCAGTACGATAAGCATGAGGCAGAAACTCTTACGGCTATTGTAGAAGGTCGAGGGAAAACAACCAACCTTGAAAATGTAACCACTGCAATAACGGCTGTTACAGAGGCATATCCAGAATTAAAATCCAATGAAAATTACAAGGAACTGATGAATGAATTGTCCATTACTGAAAATTTAATCGCCGAATATAGAGAAAATTATAACAAGCAGATTAAAGAATACAATCGCTATGTTAGAAAATTTCCTACTCGATTATTTTTAAATATTTTGGGATATGAAACGCAGCAGTATCAGTACCTTGATTATGGTGCTCCTGTAGATGCGCCTCAAAATTTATTTGGAGATTGATATTATGAGAAGTAGAGGCTTTGATTTTGGAGATTTTGAAATTACTAAGCGTGAGATTTTGGCAAGTATATCCATAATCGCAGTGATGCTTCTCATTGGCTTTACGATTTCAGGGAGAATTTCAAACTATATTCTCGATCAGAACGAAAAGTATAATAAAGCTATTAAAATCGAAAGCTCTGATCTGTTTGAATATGGGATGAGAACCAACGTCGGTTATGCGTTTGTTTATGGAGATTTGAAGGCTGTGGATACTGTTTCATATCCAGAAATTAACGGGGAGTATATGTATATAGAAAAAATAGAGGAACATTACAATATGCATACACGAACCGTCACTACAACCGATTCCAAAGGAAAGACACATACCAGAACAGAAACTTATTGGTCTTGGGATTATGCTGGCAGCGAAGAACAAAGATGTTCGGAAATTACATTTTTAGGACATGTCTTCCCATCGAACAAGGTAGAGTTTCCAAGTACCGAACATATTGACACTATAAAAGAATCAAGTCATGTCCGGCATAAGTATTATGGAGTTGATACGGAATATATAGGAACCATATTCACTGAATTACGAGATAAAACCATATCTGATGATTCTTCATTTTACGAAAATAGCACCATTGACGAAACTGTTGATTATTTGGAAAGCGATTGGGAGCTATGGTTATTCTGGGTGATTTGGATAATCGTTATCGTACTGTGTGTATTTGGTTTCTACTATATCGATAACGAATGGCTTGAAAATTGAAAGGAGAATTTAGAAATGAAACAGAATATTATTGCAGTGGATTTTGACGGAACCTTATGCGAGAACAAATGGCCGGAGATCGGTATACCGAACGAAGAGCTTATCGAGTATCTGAAAAAAAGACAGGCTAACGGAGAAAAGCTGATCCTCTGGACATCTCGAAATGAAGAGCAGACCAAAGAGGCTGTGGAGTGGTGTAAAGAGTACGGACTTGTTTTCGATGCTGTAAACGACAATCTTCCGGAAATCGTGGAGGCATTTGGCGGAAATTGCAGAAAGATATTTGCAAATGAGTACATAGATGATCGTAACCGCTCTATTGGCTCCTGCCGCGAAAAATCTAATCTGGAGCGTTGGGCTGAAAATGAGGTAGCTATTGCCTGCCATCATGAGAAGCCAGACAGAAAAGACGGAGAGTGGGACTATGGTTGTGCTTGCTATGAGAGCGCATTGAAAGCTTTTAGCTCTCTGTGCGAAGACGGTCATTCTGATTTCAGCATTGGTCTGACTAAGGCTATTTTGAATCGTCTCATCAACAACAAGCCGCTTCTTCCGATTGAGGATACCGACGAGGTATGGAGTGATATTTCTGATATGAGTGGTCTGAAGGAAGAAGAGCGTAACTATCAGTGCAAACGCATGTCTTCCTTATTTAAGTATGTGTATGCTGACGGCACGGTTAAGTACAGGGATGTGGATCGCTATCATGGCGTGAACATCAACTGTCCGGATGCTCCATATCACAGTGGACTGATTGATACTGTTATGGACGAACTGTATCCAATCACTATGCCATATATGCCGGCTGATAGAGCTTTTAAGATTTATACGGAGGATTTTCTTGTAGATCCGGCGAAAGGTGATTATGATACCGTTGGAATTCTGTACGTAATCACTCCGTCTATGGAAAAGGTGGCAATCAACAGATATTTCAAAGAAGCTCCGAAAGGCTTTGCTGAAATCGATGAAGCCGAGTATAAGGAGCGTAAAGAAGCTGCTAAAGCTCGGATGGAGGCAGCCAATGGATCGAAATAGATTTATCCAGTGCATGAAAAGCAACATCGAGTTGTCGGATAAAGAGCGGCGAAGAATTATCAGAAGAAGCGTTGAGAGTCAGCCGTGGAAATTAAAGTGTACGATTGCCATGGAAGAGTTTGCGGAGCTTACGCAGGCAATCAGTAAACAGATTCGAGGGTATGATAATAGAATTGGACTTTTGGAAGAGATGGCAGATGCTTATATTTGCCTGGAATTCCTTAAGTCCATTTTTAATATTACACCAGAAGAGTTGCAGAAGGCTATGGATGTTAAATTACAAAGAGAAAGGAACAAACAGAGATGAGTAAAGAGATTAAAATTGCTGGAAGTATTTCATTTGGAGGAAAGCGCCTTAATGTATACGGGGACCTGGATGCTCCACTGTTTAAGGCAAAAGATATTAGCCACGCTATAGGCTACAGTAGCGGTAACGAGTGGAGAATGCTCGAAATGTGCGAAGAGGATGAGAAGCTGAAACTACCTTTAGTAGTAGCAGGACAGAGACGTTCCGTCAACTTTGTGACTGAGAATGGTCTGTACAACATCCTTGCACAGAGTCGTATGGAAATCGCAAGATCCTGGAGACGTGTGGTTCATGACGAGCTTATCAACATGCGTAAGGAAAAAGGCAGAAACATCGCTGAGCAGTTCGAAGAGTGGGATCACGCAATGGATAACATTTACTTTGATGAGAAAACTGGTCAGCTTATGCAGTCGGTTACTGTTCCTGGTGGAGATGTGATTCAGATTCCTTATGAGAAGGAAGAAGAGTAATTAAACCGTGGGCTATGCTTAACACAGGAGCATAATAATCCAGATTGGTGGGGATCTGGATATTTTGAAAGGAGAACAAGATGATTTTATATGTGGTTCATGGAAATACCTATTACGATGGATATGGACATATAGAAAATATATTTGGTATCTATACGGAAAAATACGCAGCGGATAATGGATATAAAATTACATAGAGAAAGGAAAAGATAGTGAATCGAACAACAAAAAAAAATTAATGTGCTTGCATATGCTTCACGACCAGAAATGGATATTAACTACATCGGAGATATTGTGAAATATGAGGAAAAAGATATTTTGTCAGTCTCTCAGAAGAAGTCGTTGAATTTCGTGGGATTGTGAAAGAGGAGGAAATAAATATATGAGCGCTAATATAAGCACAATGTATACAAAGAGCCAAAATCAGAAAGCTGGGAGAAGAGGATATGCTTGTTGGAAGACTGAAAAAGAAACTGTTATCTCTCCAGCGGCTTATGGCGATTATATTTTACAGCGTAATAAAAGAGGTAAGAAGAAAAATAATTGATATTTGAAAGGAGATTATAATTATGAAACCAGAAGAATTATTAGATTTTGTTAAGGCTTGTAGTAAGCATTGGTTAAGACCAGTTAGTATGTTGGTTGCGTTTAAAGTTGATTATAGAAATAACGGTATTGAGGTTAGAGCATACTATAAAGGATGTAGTTATAATATTCTGATTCCATTCATCGAGATTGAAATGGTTGGAGAGCATGCTGTAACTGGATATTTGAATTCAATTGATAGAGAACTTAGAAATCAAGCATATCAGAAAGAAGTATCTTGTATATTCGGATCATCTCTGTATACTCGTACAGAAACAAGAAAAGTTCCAAAAATTGTAAGAGTTATATTTAATAATCCCGCTACTATTGTGTTCTGGAGTGATAATACTAAGACTGTTGTTAAGGCTGAGAATGAAGACTTTGATAAAGAAAAAGGTCTGGCTATGGCGATTACAAAGAAGGCATTAGGTAATGCTGGTAACTATTATAACGAACTCAAAAGATATTTAGGAGAATTGGAGGAAGCGTAAATGATTAAATTAGAGCATGTGGTTCTGGCGAGTCCTGAGCAAATGGAGTTTATTATTGAAGGTATGCGCAATCCGCTCAACAGTTGGGCTAAGAGTGATAGCGAACTTGAAACGGCTGGATACGACGTTGTTGGATTCGATCTTGGAGAGGCGGACCATGGTTTAATGCAGCGCTTATCAAACGCAGGTACAGACCATAGAAAGTTTATGAGAATGATGCCGGTGTATGTGAGGATTACAGCGCCTTTATATTGGTGGAAAGAGTTCGATACATATAAAGTTGGTACTGTTGCTAACAGCTGTAGTACCATGCATAAAATCCAGGCTAAGGAATTTACGATGGGTGATTTCAGTTGCGAGCATCTCGATATCCGCACCAAAGCATTACTGGAAGAAACAATAAAGGCGTTAAATGATTATCGAAAATTATATATCGAATACAACCCGGATGATTTCGAGATTAAAGGGTGCCCGAGTAAGAAAGATATTTGGTGGCAGATGATCCAGCTTCTTCCGAGCAGCTATAACCAGACTCGTAACGTCATGATGAATTATGAGGTTCTGGCTAATATTTACAAATCCAGAAAAGGACATAAGTTGGACGAGTGGCGTTTACACGAACCGGAATGGGAATTTGATACAGCAGAATCATGGCAGTTTGGATTTTGTGATTGGATTGAGAGACTTCCGTACAGTGAACTGATTACTGGAAAAACGAAGGAGGATTAAATTTATGCATTTTACAGTTATTCAGATTATCATTATGTTTCTTATCGGCTACGTATGCCTGTATGCACTGCTTGACCGGGTTATGAAGTGTATTGAGCACTGTGCTACAGCCAGAGCATACGGAAGGTTCAAAGAAGCCGGGATCATGACAAAACTGGATGATGTCGCAGCAGGTATCGCAAAGTCAAAAGAGGAGAAATATCGTGTTGAGGAGAGACTTAATTAAGAATAAGATATACGGAATTATATTTATCGTACTTGGAGCGTTGACAGTCCCTATTGAGTGGGATGCAACGTTCTTTTTATTTACCTTGATGTTGGGTGTTTTATTATTTGTATCAAGGGAAAATTGCATTATGAATTAAGGAGGCGGCTATATGAGCCGGGCTGAAAGGAGAAGGGCGCAGAAGTGCGAGCAGAAAGCTAAAACCGCTACATACAATCTGACAAGAGCCCAGTTAGATGCCCTGGTTCGAGAAAAGATATCTGGTGAACTGGATAGAGTTAAGCAGGAGGCTACGAATGATGCTATCAATCAGGCGATGATTCTTCTGCTTACTCTGCCGCTTGAAGTGTTGATGGATCACTATTGGACAAAGACATATGCAAAGCGGATTCCGAAGTTTACAGAGCATGTTCTCGAATATTATGAGAAATGGCAAAACGATGAGTTGGATATGGACAAGCTCAAAGAAGATCTTTGGGTATATGGCGGTGTGAGATTAGAAGAAGTGGAGGGTAAGTAAATGGGATATTTAATTTTAGGAATTATCATTCTGGCAGCTATTCTTGTTTTAGGCGGATATATTGTTCTGTCCGTTATGAATGCTGCAATGTGGATGGACGATTCCATGAGATGGGGAGGTAGAGATGACAGCTAAGGATGACAGAAAAAACGCAGAGGGTTACAACGACCCGACAGCTTACAGCGCGATTAAGAATGTGGAGCAGGAACAGGACAAAGATGATGCGAGATTTCATCAGTTACTGAATACTCTGTTTTCGATTTGTGAGTTGGCGGATTTCCATATTGAGGGATGAGTTGTGCTGAAGGACAAGAGAACGGGAAAGGTTTGGAGGTAGGTGAGATGACGAGTATGGAAGAATTGCAGAAAGCATGTGAAACCTTGGCAGAAGCGTGGAACAAAGCCATTGGGTCAATGGAGAAAGCATGTGAAACTTTGAGCGAAGTCTTCAGACGTATGTATGCTTCTGAGGAAGAGAATCGTAAAATTCGCACCGGTCGGAAGCTTAAATCTGTAAGGCGTGTGCCGGATTCTAAGATGTCTACGTACAATTATAAGCCTGTTGTGAAGCGCAATTTGCCCTATCAGAGACGGAATTTCTGACCGATTTCAGCTAATCTAGGTTAAAAATCTTTGTAGTAACAGGTCATTTTTCTGCCCACTTTTTGGTTTTAGGATTTGACCAAATCCCGGATATTTTTGACCAGAACTGAAAAATCGGTGTCAATTTGGAGAAAATTTATGAATTTTGGTCAAATTTCTGGCCATTTGCCCGGTTTTGCCCACTTTCAAAAACCCGGATTTGACCAGCAAAAACCCAGTATTTATGCGGGTTTGCGGGCTTTCTGCCCACTTTCCCACTTTTAATACTAAACTATTATGATAGAAAGTTTAAAAATATATAGTAATAGGCGAATAAAAGTGGGTTTTTGACCAGAAGCAAGAAAGAGGTGATTTTATGACTTACGATAAGAAATTGGTCGAGGATTGGTTGTGCGAACATTTTCCGTATCATTTACGAGTGAATAAAGATATTCCGAATGGTGCACATGTGACGATGAAAAATGAAATCGCCATATCACAAGAATGGCTATGGGTTGATAATCCGCCGTATCAATCTTTTGAAGATGTGATGTTCGGTTATACCATTCCTAGGGATTTTTATTCAGGTGCCGGAGCTTCGTATTGTGGATATCCATTTGGTGGATTGTATCCGATAGGAGGTTTGCCGTGAATGTAAAGAGAAAGGTAACATGGAAAGATATTTTCAATAATTTCAAATCGGTGTATCCGCGGTTATCGAAAGAAGCCCAGGATTACCGTCCGTACAACTACATGAGCATTGTCGTATATTTGGAAGATGGAACCAAGGTTATTTACGATGATATGGCAAAGCGTGCTAAGATGCTTGTGGCATAGGATCCTGCTACAGAATCCACTTTCCATTTTGTGTGCTTCATGCTATACTATAAGAGCCACACAATCTAATAATGAAATCGCGTTCGAGGGAATAACTTTGGTAAAAAGTGTATTCTCTTTTACTCGTACCCTTGAACGGCGAAGAGGATTGTGTGGCAACAATAAGAGATGCGCTTTTTCGGTGCGTCTCTCAAATTGGGGCGCACTTTTTATTTGCCCTAAATTCCTACTTAAGTATGGAAAGGGTGATTGTATGGGAACGAAATCGAATAAGAATATTTCGGGTGTCATAGGAGCAATCGGAGCTGTTGGCGGTTTGATTACTGCGGTTACACCTTTGGTCGAAAAAGCAATAGATAACGCACAGAATAAACCGACTGAAAAAATAGATACGAAAGTTATCATTCCAGAATTATATCGTAAGGGATTTCCGATAGACCTGGAACAGGCTGAAGAATTATTAACCGAACGTGGCTTGAAAGTTTCAAAGAGTAAGCTTCGTATGAAAGAAGCAGATCCAAAGTATCGAGATTACGAGGATACCCAAGTCATAGACTCAAATCCTAAGCAGGGCGCTAAGGTGAAAGTCGGTACAACTGTTTGTCTGAGATACATAACGGCTGAAGTTATCGAGGAGAGCCAAAAGATATTTGATGATGACGTTCGTATTAAACAGGAGGCTAAAGAACAGAAGGCCGCTGAGAAGCAGGAGAAGAAAGAACGTTTGAAAGAAAGTGTTTCTGAAACTATGGATTCTGCTAAGAGTGGTTTAGGAAAGATATTTAAGAAAGATCGAAAAGCTATAGAAGCTGAGAAAGGAGAAACGATAGATGAGTAAAGGCGGAAAGAAAAAGCGTAGCACGGCTGGGTTAATCCTTGATGTGATTCTTACATTGTGTACCGGTGGCTTATGGTTGATTTGGATACTGATCCGGTATTTAAGAAATAACAGCTGACAACTACATATTTGGACAGAGATGCTTAATCGTGTCTCTGTCTTTTTTTATGCTCTTTTTTGCGCGCGAAAAAAACATGCCCTTTTATGAAGAGAGAGGATAAATAGGCATTTTTATTAAATACCACATCCTCTTTTGAGTTTTTAGAAAATTGAAAGGAGACTCCATTATGTTGGAAAATAAGTTCCAGGCAAATTTGATCAAGGAACTGAAAGAAAGATTTCCGGGTTGTATCGTGATGAAAAATGACCCGACCTACATTCAGGGCATTCCAGATTTGCTGGTTCTTCACAAAGACAAATGGGCTTCCTTAGAATGTAAAAAAAGCGCTGGCGCAAAGAAGCAGCCGAATCAGGAATATTATGTGGATCGTATGAATCAGATGTCGTTTTCAAGATTTATATGTCCAGAGAATAAAGAGGAGGTACTGGATGAACTTCAACAATCATTCGAACCTTGAAGGACAACACGCCTTTCTTGGTGCCAGTAAATATCACTGGATAAATTATGGTGAGGATAAAGTTGCGGAAGCATATCGAAATTTCCTTGCCACACAAAAAGGAACTGTATTACATGCATTTGCAGCACAGTGCATCATGCTCAATCAGAAATTACCAAAATCGAAGCAGACATTAAATATGTATGTGAATGATGCCATCGGCTTTAAGATGACACCGGAGCAGATCCTTTACTATTCCGATAATTGTTTTGGTACAGCCGATGCGATTTTGTTTCGGAATAACTTCTTAAGAATTCACGATTTGAAGACCGGAAAGATTCCGGCGCACATGGAGCAGCTTGAAATATATGCCGCTCTTTTTTGTTTGGAATATAAAGTGAAGCCTGGGGATATTGAAATGGAATTGAGAATCTATCAGAACAATGAAATTCTGTATCATAACCCAACGGCTGAAGATATTGTTCCAATCATGGACCGAATTATTACTTTTGATAAGGTGATTAAGAAAATCAGAGAACAGGAGGGGTAAGCTATGAATTCCATTGTGGAAGATATTTTAATGCATTATGGTATGCCACGGCGTTCTGGGCGTTACCCTTATGGTTCTGGAGAGAATCCATATCAGCATAGCGGTGATTTTCTTAGTCGTGTTCAGGAATTAAAAAAAACCGGAATGAGCGAAACAGACATTGCTAAGAATATGGGTTTGACCACCACACAGCTCCGTACTCAGATGAGTCTTGCTAAGGATGAGCGTCGTGCTCTTCAGGTAGCAACTGCAAAGGGTCTTCGTGAGAAAGGTTACAGTTTAAATGAAATTGCCGATAAGATGGGGTTCGCCAACGACTCATCTGTCCGCTCTTTATTGAACGAAACTTCTGAAAACAGAATGAACCAGGCTAAGGCCACCGCGGATGTTCTGCGAAAACTCATTGAAGAAAAGGGAATGATCGACGTCGGAACTGGCGTTGAAAGAGAACTTGGCGTATCAAAAGAAAAACTTAACCAGGCTCTTTATATGTTGGAACTGGAAGGTTACCCAATTTATGGAGGTGGCGTTCCTCAGGTTACGAATCCTGGCAAACAGACCAATATCAAGGTTATCTGTCCGCCTGGTACCGAGCATAAAGATATTTACGACTTTGAAAATGTCCATTCTGTAAGAGACTACATTTCCTATGATAATGGAGAGTCTTTCAGAAAATCTTTTGAGTACCCGGCCAGCATGGATTCAAAGCGCTTGCAGATCCGCTATGCCGATCAAGGTGGCGTTGATAAGGATGGCGTAATTGAACTCCGTAGAGGTGTGAAAGATCTGTCTTTAGGCGATTCTCATTATGCACAGGTTCGTATTATGGTAGATGGAACCCACTACCTTAAAGGTATGGCCGTTTATTCCGACAATATGCCAGATGGTGTTGATGTGATTTTCAATACTAACAAAAAATCTGGCACACCGACCAAAGATGTTCTTAAGAAGATTAAGGATGATCCGGATAATCCATTTGGTTCCTTGATCAAAGAGCATGGTGGTCAGAGCTACTACGATGATCCAAAGGGGAAGTATACAGATCCTGTAACTGGAAAGAAACAGTCCCTTTCTCTTATCAATAAGAGAGCAGAAGAGGGTGATTGGGGAGAATGGAGTAAGACACTTCCGTCACAGTTTCTTTCTAAACAGAGTTTGACGCTTATCAAAAAACAGTTAGGTTTGGCAAAAGCCGATAAGCAGGCGGAATATGATGAAATCTGTTCACTGACAAATCCTACTGTTAAGAAGGCTCTGTTGAAATCATTTGCTGATGATTGCGATGCGGCCGCCGTACATTTACAGGCAGCGGCGTTACCTCGACAGAAGTATCAGGTAATTCTCCCATTAACAACAATCAAAGATAATGAGGTGTATGCTCCAAACTACAAAGATGGAGAAACAGTTGCTCTGATCCGATACCCGCATGGCGGAACCTTTGAGATTCCTATTCTGAAAGTCAATAATAAATTGGCTGAAGGAAAGAGTGTCCTTGGAAACACACCAGCAGATGCAATCGGTATCAATAAGAAGAATGCAGACCGTTTATCGGGAGCTGACTTTGATGGCGATACCGTAATGGTAATTCCTTGTAACTCCACAAAAAGTAAGGTAAAGATTACTTCCACTTCTCCATTAAAAGGTTTGGAAGGTTTCGATACCAAGGATGCTTATGGTGGAATCGTTAAGAAGGATGCCGATGGTGTAGATCATTATTATCGTAATGGTAAAGAGTATAAGATTATGAGAAATACTCAGACAGAAATGGGTAAAGTATCGAATCTGATTACTGATATGACTCTGAAGGGAGCCACACAGGATGAATTAGCGAGAGCGGTTCGTCACAGTATGGTTGTAATTGATGCCGAGAAACACAAACTGGATTATAAGCAGAGTGAAATCGATAACGGTATCGCTTCTCTTAAGAAGAAGTATCAGGGAAATGTGGATTCAGAAGGTCGTTACCATGAAGGTGCATCTACCCTCATTTCAAGAGCAAAATCTGAGACACAGGTTCTTAAGAGAAAAGGTTCCCCGACAATCAATGAAGATGGTTCTCTGTCATACAAGTCTGTTAAGGAAGAGTATGTCGATAAGAATGGAAAAATTCAGGTGAGAACTCAGAAGAGTACGAAGATGGCTGAAACAAAAGATGCCCGTACTCTTTCTTCAGGTACCCCCCAGGAAGAAGCTTATGCCGACTATGCAAATTCTATGAAGTCTTTAGCTAACCAGGCTCGTAGGGAGATGATGAGTACAGGCAAAATTGCTTACTCAGCTTCTGCTAAGGCAACTTATTCTGAAGAAGTAAAGTCTTTAAATGCAAAGCTGGATTTAGCTTTAGCGAATGCTCCTAGAGAGAGACAGGCTCAGACAATGGCGAATGCGACTGTTGCAGCCAAGAGAAAAGACAATCCGGATATGACCAAAGCCGAAGTTAAGAAGGCAAGTCAGCAGGCCCTGGCACAGGCAAGAAGTTCTGTAGGGGCTAAGAGATCTAACATCGAAATTACGGATAAAGAGTGGGAAGCCATTCAGGCCGGAGCAATTTCTGAGAATAAGCTTACGCAAATTCTGAATAACACGAATACTGATACTATTCGTCAGAGAGCGACCCCTCGTGCAAGCACTGCTCTGAGTACAGCTAAGCAGAATCGTATCGCTGCGCTTAGCGCATCTGGCTACAGCACTTCAGAGATTGCGGAAGCTCTTGGGGTTTCTTCTTCAACAGTTTCTAAGTATTTGAATGGAAAGGAGTGAACTAAGTAAGATGAGATTCGCGCTTACAACTTTTGATAATCCTTATGATCCGTTTGAACAGTTCACTCAATGGTTCATGTTCGATGAAGAAAAGGGTTATCACACAACTGCTTACCTTGGTCGAATTGCTCGAACATCAGATCAGTTATCAGATGAAGAGAATAACAAGGAAGTAGAGCGAGCTATTGATGAGATAATCCGTTATGATTTCCAGAACATCTATCGAAAGGTTACAAGTAAATCGGAAATAAATGAACATAAAGAAAAAGCTTCCTAAAAGTGATTTCGTCGGCATATCAAAAGCCGAAACCGCTAGTACATGATTAAAAGGGGTATAGGGGGGTGTCTAAAAAAACATACCCCCACCCATATCGCGGCGGTCTTTAAAATTTCCCCGGAGGGCATTTTTAGGGAGCCTTTTCAGCTGTTCCAGTGTTTACAAGGGTCTATAACTCATGATATTTGACAACGGTTTCTGTGGGATCGGCTCAAAGTTAGTTCTCCTTTCGTTGAGTAGCATTGTCATGATTTGTAGGTCCTTTTAAATACTGGAAAGTATGCGAAAACCATCACAGAAGTAGCGAACAACTAAATGGAAGGAGGCATCAACTTTGAGGAAAGCAAAGCAATCCGAGTCTTCTAGGATGATGCGTCCAGCATTAACGCCAGAAGCGAGAGAAAATCAGCTTGTTTCATTAGCAGTTGACTTGGCTGAAAAGCAATTACGAGAGGGAACCGCTTCGTCGCAGGTGATTACTCACTATTTGAAGCTCGGTTCAACAAAAGAAAGAATTGAAAAAGAGATTTTGGAAAAACAGAAGGAACTGATAGAGGCGAAGACTCAGAATCTGAAATCCATTGAAAATTCTGAAAAGCTGTATGCAGATGCATTAAAAGCATTTCGTGGTTATAGCGGTCATGGAGATGAGGTGGATGATGCTTAAATGTTATTCGGAACTATTGCAACTTACAACCTTTAAGGAGCGATACGAGTATCTTCGTTTGGATGGAGTGGTTGGTGAAGAGACATTCGGATTTGATAGGTATCTTAATCAGATATTTTACAATTCTCAAGAATGGAAGGACATTCGGAGAAAAATTATTATTCGTGATAATGGATGCGACCTTGGATTGGATGGTTATGAGATTCGTGGAAAGATTCTTATTCATCATATGAACCCAATAAAGCAGCAGGACATACTGTTGCGGACTGATTTGGTTCTGAATCCAGAGTATCTGATCGCAACAACTTTATCAACTCACAATGCTATACATTATGGAGATGCGAAACTACTTTTAACAGTTCCAAATGAACGACGAAAAAATGATACATGCCCATGGAGGCATTAGGAGGAAAATTATGGAAGGAAACAAGAAGCCACTTATGGGTGTGGTGGTAAATTGTATGAATTTGAACATTCGCAAAGATCCGACGCAGGTATCCAGATCGTTAGACATTATCAGTTCGGATACAGTTGTAACAGTTTGTGATAATGAGTCTGTCTCTGGTTTTTATAAAGTTAAGACTGGGGACGGTATCAGCGGGTATTGTATGAGCGAGTTTATAAAACTCTGTTAGATGGAGGTGCGATCATGAATATTACAGATAGTGTACTGACATCAATCAAGAAATTACTCGGAATCGCAGAGGAGTATGAACATTTCGATGCGGATTTGATCATGCACATCAATTCTGTGTTCTCGATTCTTACACAGCTTGGTGTCGGTCCATCCAAAGGTTTCATGATCGAAGATAAGAATGCAACGTGGAAAGATTTCATTTCTGATGAATCCAAATACATGCTTGTCAAATCCTATATGCATTTGAAGGTCAAACTTCTTTTCGATCCACCGCTTAGTTCGGCAGTGCTGGAGTGTTATAAAACACAAATCAGCGAGTACGAATGGCGTTTAAATGTTGCTGCGGAAAACGATGATACCGATCCGGATGAGCCTGAGCATTATTCCGGATCATATGAAGTTACACCAAAGGCGCATCAGACTCAAACCTTGGATACGTCTGGAAAAGTGCTTAGCGAAGACCTCGTGATTCATGAAGTTCCGTATTACCAGACATCTAATGCCAGTGGAGGTGTTACCAGTTACATCGCAAAGGAGGGAGATTCAAAATGAATAACACCTATTTAGCACACCATGGAATTCTTGGAATGAAATGGGGAGTTCGAAGATCGGAGGCACAGCTTGCCAGAGCCAGGGGACACTCTTCCAAACCCTCAGACGATAAGAATGAGGTAGCAGCACGTAAGGTTGCTGTTAAGAATCGGCGAACAATGTCCGATGCCGATCTGAAGAAAAGAATTGAGAGACTTAAATTAGAACGCGAGTTTAAGAATCTTACAGAAGACGACATCACACCTGGTAGAAAGTATGTGTCAGAAATTCTTTCTGCATCTGGAAAGAAAGCGTTGACTGTGGCTGCGGCTGGAGCAATGACCTATGCTGTCAAGACTGCAATGACAAAAGAATTCAATCTTAAAGAGGCCGCACAGTACATCGCTGCAAACCCGAATAAGAAGAAGTAGGAGAAGAAAATAATGGCGTTATCGAACACTGCCGTCCCGAAATACTACGGCATGTTTCGTGATGCCGTAATTCGTGGCGAAATTCCGGTATGCCGAGAAATCGAGATGGAGATGAACCGAATCGATGATCTCATTGCGAATCCGGGAATTTATTACGATGATCAAGCAGTAGAGGGTTTTATCAGCTATTGCGAGAATGAACTTACTTTAACTGACGGTTCAGATTTGAAACTACTTGATACATTCAAAGTTTGGGCTGAACAGATTTTCGGTTGGTACTATTTTGTTGAGCGAAGTGTATACGAACCTTATGAGGATGGCCATGGTGGACATTACGTTACCAAGTCTATCCGAAAAAGATTGGTTAATAAGCAATATCTCATAGTAGCCAGAGGTGCTGCAAAGTCAATGTATGGCTCATGCTTGCAGAATTTCTTCTTAAATGTTGATGTCACAACGACACATCAGATAACCACAGCCCCGACAATGAAGCAGGCAGAAGAAGTGTTGTCCCCGATTCGAACCGCTATTACCAGATCAAGAGGACCTTTCTATAAGTTCCTAACTGAAGGATCGTTGCAGAACACGACCGGATCAAAGGCGAATCGAATGAAATTGGCATCCACTAAGAAAGGAATTGAAAACTTCCTTACTGGATCGCTTCTTGAAATTCGTCCAATGAGAATCGACAAACTTCAGGGACTTCAGCTTAAAGTGGCGACGGTTGACGAGTGGCTTTCTGGCGACATTCGAGAAGACGTAATTGGAGCAATCGAACAGGGTGCGTCGAAGGTCAATGACTACCTTATCGTTGCAATCAGCTCTGAGGGTACTGTCCGTAACGGTGCTGGTGATACAATCAAAATGGAATTGATGGACATTCTAAAAGGGGATTATGTCAATCCACACGTATCGATCTGGTGGTATAAGCTGGATTCTATTGATGAAGTTGCCGATCCGGATAAATGGTTGAAAGCAAATCCGAACCTTGGAAAGACTGTTTCTTATGAAACCTATCAGCTGGACGTGGAGAGAGCAGAAAAGGCTCCGGCAGCTCGAAACGATATTTTGGCTAAGCGCTTCGGACTTCCTATGGAGGGATACACATATTACTTTACATATGAAGAAACTCTCCCACATCGCCATCGAGATTATTGGCAGATGCCATGTTCTTTGGGAGCTGATCTATCACAAGGCGACGATTTCTGTGCATTCACATTTCTATTCCCATTGTCGAACGGATCGTTCGGCGTCAAAACCAGAAACTACATTTCCTCATCGACTCTGATGAAACTCCCAGCAGCAATGAGAATTAAATACGATCAGTTTATGAAAGAGGGAAGTCTTATTGTGTTAGAAGGGACCGTTCTTGACATGATGGAAGTATATGAGGATTTGGATAACCACATTATTGAATGCGGTTACGATGTACGATGCTTTGGTTATGATCCATACAATGCAAAGGAATTTGTTGAACGTTGGGCAAGTGAAAATGGACCATTCGGAATAGAAAAAGTTATCCAGGGTGCAAAGACAGAATCTGTCCCACTTGGCGAATTGAAGAAACTTTCAGAAGAGAGGATGCTTCTCTTTGATGAGGACTTGATGACATTTGCTATGGGAAACTGCATTACCCTGGAAGATACTAACGGGAACCGTAAATTGCTGAAAAAGCGGTATGAACAAAAAATCGATGCCGTTGCGGCAATGATGGATGCGTACATCGCATTCAAGGCAAATCGAGAAGCATTCGAGTAGGGGGATAAAGATGCCAGTAGCAAAGTTAATTGATTACTCTTCTGTATTACGACCCTGCACCATCAGAAAAGTAGCTCATATTGAATCAAGTGATAATTTGATGCATTATGGAATAAAAGGTATGAAATGGGGAGTTCGGAGAACGAAAGAACAATTAGCTCATGATAGAAGCTCTATCCAGGCAAGAATGAATAGCCAGTTGCGAACACCCGTAAAAGCTTCAAACGGAATACTGGTTACACGTTTTTCAGATCATGCCCTTGATAGGACACAAACCGAATCAAGACCGGTAACCGTTGAAGGAATTTTGGATGCATTGAAAAATCCGTTGAATCATGGTAGCATTAAAACAAAAACCGATAACCTTGGGCGACCAAGTCAGCAGTTTATAGGGAAATCTGCGACAGTAGCAGTGAATCCTGAAAATGGAACCATAACAACTACATGGTGTACAGGAAGTAGAACAAAGCGTAAATATTTAAAGAAAGGATGAGCATATGTTCAGTGAAGAAGAAATAAACCTTATGCGATCACTCGGATTGGACTGTGATTTTAACGGTTTATCTGAGACCGATGAATATTGGGCAGACATAGAAGAAAAGGTTGGGAATTTCCTGACATTGAAGTGTTTAGACGAGCATTATAATCCCGATAGTAACGGAATCATATGCGAATCTATACTGAACAAAATACCGGTGTAAAATTACTGGAGACCTCTTAAGAAAAGGGGTCTTTTTTTTTGCCTATTTTTAGGAGGTGAGAATTCAAAATGGATTTATCATTAAGTTCCAGGTTTAAAAATGCCTGGAATGCTTTTCGCAATAGAGCCCCTACCATGATGTCCCAGAATATCGGTTCGGGTTATTCATATCGTCCTGATCGTTTTCGCCTTACCAGAGGAAACGAAAGATCGATAGTCACATCCGTATACAATAGAATCGCTTTAGACGTAGCCGCCATCAACATTCAGCACGTTCAGTTGGATGATGAAGGGCGGTTTTTAAATGTTATAAAAAGCGGTTTAAACGAATGTTTGTCGTTGGAAGCCAATCTTGATCAGACTGGTAGAGCATTTATCCAAGATGTTGTTATGTCCATGATGGATGAAGGCTGTGTAGCAATCGTTCCTGTGGATACCGATGACGATCCAGATGACACAAAAGGATATCAGATTCTTTCGATGCGAGTTGGTCGAATTCGTGACTGGTATCCTCGTCACGTCCGTGTTGAGGTATACAACGAAAATACTGGGCGAAAACAAGAAATTGTTGTTCCGAAAGATACGGTTGCTATCGTGGAAAATCCACTGTATGCGGTAATTAACGAACCGAATTCGACGATGCAGAGGCTTATTCGAAAATTGAATTTGCTAGATGCTGTCGATGAACAGAGCAGCTCCGGCAAGTTGGATTTGATCATTCAGCTACCTTATGTAATTAAATCAGAGGCAAGACGTCACCAGGCTGAGCAGCGGCGTAAAGATATCGAGCAGCAGTTGTCCGGTTCTAAGTATGGCATTGCTTATACCGATGGAACAGAGAGAATCACGCAGTTGAATCGTTCTTTGGAAAACAATCTAATGAAGCAGATTGAATACTTAACGAGTATGCTTTACAGCCAGTTAGGAATCACTCAGAGCATCTTGGATGGTACCGCAGACGAGAAGACTATGCTGAATTATTACAACCGGACGATTGAACCTATCATTTCTGCAATCGTTGATGAAATGAAGAGAAAATTCTTAACAAAGACTGCTAGGTCCCAGAACAAGTCAATTATGTTCTTTAGAGATCCATTCAAGCTTGTGCCGGTAGCTGATCTTGCTGAAATTTCTGATAAGTTTACCAGAAATGAAATTGCTACATCAAATGAAATCAGACAGGTAATCGGTTGGAAGCCATCCACTGATCCTAAGGCAGATGAATTGAGAAACAGCAATTTAAGTGAGCCTGGTGGTTCTGTAACAGATGCTACAAGTGGTGATGGAACGGAATCCAGCGATACCAGTGATTACGATGCTCTGGTTAATGAAGTTCTTGACAGTATTTCTGCACAGATCGATGACATCGTCGGCAATTATACATCTGGCGATGATAAGGAGGGAGATGATTCTTAATGGATGAACCTAAAGTAGCGGTTCTTAGACATTATGCATCGCCCTACTACGATCCTCAGAAAGCGCATGAATATTATATGCGTACCAGGGAATTGAAGGGGCGTTCTACCACTTCACTGAATGACGATGGAAAGAAGATTTGGTCTTATACAAAAAATAACATTAAATCTGAAAAGGCCGCAAAAGTCAAAGAGGAGCAGGAAAAGCGAGATCAGAAGATTACAGAACTTCGTGAAAAAGCAGAAGCTACGAAGGAACAGATATCTTCTCGCTTGAAAGAACTGAACGAGGCTTTAACCCAAAATGCTTCCGATAGGAAGAAAAACATCGATACTGATAAAGATTCTGATTTGGAAGAAATTGAAAAGGAATCATCTAGCGAAAAAGAACGAATCGATAATAAAAAGAATGCAGAAATTGAGCGTTTGATGGCGATAGAAATTCCGTCAGGATTATCTAAAACTGAGAGAGCTAAACGAGTTGCGGAAAGAACTGCAAAGATTGCTAAGCTCAGAAATGATGCCAAATCTGACAAAGCAAAAATTAGTAGCGATGCAAAAACGGACAAGGCCAGTGTTCGAACAGATGCGACGAATCGGAAAGCGAAAGTATCATCCGACACAAAAGAAGAAAAAGCTGAGAACCAGGCCAATGCTAAAAGTGAAAGAGCAAAAGTTAGCTCCGAACTTAAAGCAGCGGTTAAGTCTGTTAGAGAAGCTTACAAAGCGGCAAAAGCCGACCTTGACTCTTCATATGAACAAACGTATCAGGATGAATTCGATAAAATTCAGTCCGAGTACAAGAAGGTTAAGAAATCAAAGAAAAAATCTTCCGGCTCATCAAAGAAGACATCGCATCCGTTATCGTACTATATCAGAAAATAAAGGAGGAAAATCAAAATGAAGTATGACTTTGGTGGCTGGGCCACTAGAAATGATCTTCAGTGTGCCGATGGAAGAGTTATTAAAAAAGACGCTTTCAAAGGGCAGAACGGGCAGACTGTCCCGTTAGTATGGATGCATAATCATGCCGATCCGGCGAATGTGCTTGGATTAGCTCATCTCGAAAATAGAGATGAAGGAGTTTATGCGTTCTGTGAATTTAATGATACAGAATCAGGAAAGACTGCACGGGAACTTGTAAAACATGGCGACGTACAGTCTCTTTCTATCTTTGCCAATCAGCTTAAACAGGCTGGACACGATGTTGTTCATGGCATTATCAGAGAAGTAAGTCTGGTATTAGCCGGTGCAAATCCAGGAGCATTTATCGATGATGTGGTGATGCATGGCGACGGCGAAACCGGTATTGTCATTGGCTATAATGAAATGATCATGGGGCAGTTGGAGCATTCCGCAGATAAGCCGGATAAAAAGAAGGAAGAAGAAAAAATCGAGACTAATGACAAATCAGATAATGGAGAGAAAAAAGACGATAAGGTTGAGACTATCGAAGATATTTTTAAATCCATGAACGAGAAACAGCAGACAGCCGTTTTCGCCATGATGGCTGAATTCGTAGACAAAGAAAATCCTAAAAAAGAGGATAATGAATCTAAAGGAGGAGATGACAATATGAAACACAATGTTTTTGACACCGACAAGCGCGATGATAAGAGCTTTCTGTCTCATGCAGACCAGGAGGAGATCCTTAAGCTGGCAAAGACAAGCCAGGTAGGAACATTCCAGACCGCGCTGGAGATCTATGCTAATGAGAATGCACTTCAGCATGATGCTCTTGCAAGCGGATTTGCTCAGACAGGAGATGGCAATGTAACACTTCTGTTCCCGGAATACAAGGATGTACGTCCTGGTGCACCGGAGCTGATTACTAACGACCAGGGTTGGATCACAACTGTAATGAACAAAGTTCATAAGAGTCCGATTTCCAGAATCAGAACTAGTCAGGTAGATATCCGCAACATCGATGCTCTTAAGGCTAAAGGCTATACTAAGGGAAAACAGAAGAAGCAGACTGGCAACTTCAAGCTGGTTCGCAGAACTACCGACCCTCAGACTGTGTATGTAAAGAGTGCGCTGCATAGAGATGATATCATCGACATCACTGATTTCGACTATGTGGCATACCTGTACAACATCGACCGCCTGATGCTCAATGAAGAGCTGGCAACTGCAATCATGCTGGGTGATGGCAGAGACGACGGAGATGAAGGCAAGATTTCTCCGGATCACATCAGACCGATTTGGCTGGATGATGATCTGTACACCATTCACGTTGATCTCGATGTAGCAGCTGCTAAGAAAGAACTTCAGGGAACCAATACCGCGGCTAACTTTGGTGAGAACTACATCATCGCAGAGGCCATGATCAATACCGTTCTGTATGCAAGAGAGGATTATAAGGGCACTGGTACCCCGGATCTGTTCATTACTCCTCATATGCTGAATCAGATGCTTCTGGCAAGAGACATCAACGGAAGACGTATTTACTCTTCCAAGACCGAACTTGCCACTGCACTGAATGTTGGTAGTATCAATACTGCGGAGCAGTTTGAGGGTAAGACCAGAACCACTTCCGACAGCAAAAAGAAGAAGCTGGTTGCCATTATCGCAAATCTGGCTGATTACTCCCTCGGTGCAACCAAGGGTGGAGAGGTTACTCACTTCACTCAGTTCGATATCGACTTCAACCAGGAGAAATCCCTGCTTGAGACCAGATGCTCTGGTGCTCTTACTCGTGTATACTCTGCAATCGCAATCGAAGAGGATGTAACAACTGCTTCTTCCGGTTCCGAGGATCACGCAGCCTAAAGTCTTAAAGGAGAAAATTCAAAATGAGTAAATTTTACGGAGCAATCGGCTATTCCGTAACAGAGGAAATTCGACCTGGTGTCTGGGGAGAGAAGATTACAGTTCGTGACTACTACGGAGACGTTATTCGGAATACTCGACAGTATCAGAGTTCGGATAACCTCAACGACAATCTCAATGTGTCGAATGAGTTCAGCATCGTAGCCGATCCGTTTGCTTATGCGAATTTTCATTCGATGAGATTTATCGAGTATATGGGAGCTAAATGGAAAATTTCAAATGTTGAAGTTCAGTATCCCCGTTTAATATTGACCGTTGGAGGTGTTTACAATGAGCAGACGACTGAAACTGCATAATGCTTTATGCGACATCCTCTCGTGTCCAAACAAAGGACCAGAGTGTCGTGCTTATTTTCAACCACCGTCATCGGTAAAAATGAAATACCCCGCCATCGTTTACGCTCTCGACGATATTGAGAATACGTTTGCGAATGACGGGGTTTATTTGTCTGCGAGAAAGTATTCGGTAACAGTTATTGACAGCGATCCGGATAGTTCTCTCGTTGGTAAGGTGGCATCTATGCCGACAAGCCGATTCAATCGGCATTACACGAAAGACAACTTAAATCACGATGTCTTTGAAATATTCTTTTAAGGAGGACAAATTCTATGAAAAAGAAACTCGTTTGGGACAAGACTGGTGAGCGCCTGTATGAGACCGGTGTCAGTCAGGGCGTCCTTTACCCGATTCAGACCGGCGGCGTATATAACTCTGGTACCGCATGGAACGGTCTTAGTACCGTAACAGAAAGCCCGTCTGGAGCAGAACCTACTGCAATTTATGCAGACAACATCAAGTATCTGAACCTTATGTCCGCAGAGGAATTTGGCGGCACAATCGAAGCTTATATGGCACCGGATGAGTTCGCAGAGTGCGACGGTTCCAAAGAGATTGCTCCTGGAGTGTTTGCGGGACAGCAGAACCGTAAGATGTTCGGCTTATCTTACAAGACGCTTCTCGGTAACGATGTTGATTCCAATGATTACGGCTATAAGCTTCATCTCGTTTATAGTTGCTTGGCTTCTCCTTCCGAGAAGGGTTATTCCACTGTAAATGACAGTCCGGAAGCTATTACCTTATCCTGGGAGTTCAGCACCACACCAGTCGAGATTGCAACCTTAATCGATGGAAAGAAGTTGAAGCCCACTTCCATTCTCACCTTCGATTCTACCAAGGTCGATGCTAAGAAACTGGCTGCTCTTGAAGAGATCCTGTATGGTAAAGATCCTTCTTCCGCCGAAGCAGATGATGGTGTTGAACCGAGACTTCCGCTTCCGGATGAAGTAATTAAGATTATGACCGCAGAAGGCTAATCAGAAATAATACACACCACAGATGGAGTCGTATTCAGGAAAGCTGGCGACTCCTTTTTATTCGAAAGGAGAACAAAACTATGTATGCAGTAACAAAGACTTATAAAGATTTTAACGGCGTTGAGCGCACCGAAACAAAGCTCTTCAACCTTACCGAAACAGAGGTTATGGAGATGGAACTGGGCACAGCTGGTGGAGTTGCTGAGATGCTTCAGCGCATCGTAGATGCAAAAGATCAGCCGACCATTATCAAGTTCTTTAAGGAATTTATCTTAAAGGCATACGGAGAGAAGAGTGCTGACGGTACATATTTCGAGAAGTCTGAAGAGATTTCCAGAAAGTTTGCTTGCACTCAGTTCTACAATCTTCTGTTTATGGAACTGGCTACGGATGACAGCAAAGCCGCTGAATTCGTAAACCATGTAATTCCGAAAGTTGTAGATATCAAGAAGCATTCGGAAAATCCGGAGATTGCTCCTGTGGTTGCCACCACGAACTAAAGAGGTGAGATCGAATGCTTGAAATTACGATACCAAGAACCGATCTGTGGGATGAGCGGAATCAGCGATTTATCCCTGTAAAGGAACAGAAGTTGCGTTTGGAGCATTCGCTCGTTTCACTTTCAAAATGGGAAAGTAAATGGTGCAAAGTCTTCTTATCTAAAGAGCAGAAGACAATTGAAGAAACCATTGATTATATACGCTGTATGACACTCACACAGAATGTTGACCCGCTGGTCTATCGATGCATTACCAATTCTCACATTGATGCGGTAAATGCCTATATTGAAGCGCCTATGACGGCTTCGACTGTTAAGGAAGAAAAAGGTGGTCCAATAAACAGGCAGCAGATAACCAGTGAACTTATCTATTACTGGATGACGGCGTATCATATTCCATTTGAGTGTCAGAAATGGCATTTGAATCGTTTGTTAATGCTTATCCGGATTTGCAATGCGGAAAATAAGCCCCCGAAGAAGAGAAGCAAACGAGATTTATACAGACATCATGCGGAAGTAAATGCCGCAAACAGAAAGAAATTTAATTCGAAAGGATAGTGATAAAAATGGCGAAATCAAGACAGGCCGTTGTTAATCTTGTCGAATCCTGGGATGGAAAGAAAGAATCGAACGGCTCACATAAAAGCATTATCGATTTATATAACGACTTCTTTGAGAAGATCTGCGCGGGCAAATTTCCTCGTGGCATTCGTATGCGCTATGACTGGGCTTGGTGCGCTTGCACCTGGTCTGCATTAGCGGCAGCTCTCCGATATGAGAGCATTATGCCTATGGAAATTTCCTGCTATTACCTCATCGAAGCAGCAAAGAAAATAGGATGTTGGCAGGAGAACGATGCTTATGTTCCGAGTCCTGGAGATGCGATTTTGTATGACTGGCAGGATAACGGAATCAGCGACAACACAGGCAATCCGGATCATGTCGGTACCGTAATCGAGGTATATAAGGAATCTGGTTATATGGTTATCGAAGAGGGTAACTACAGTAATGCGGTCAAGAAGAGAACCCTGTCTATTAACGGAAAATTTATCCGCGGCTTCATCACACCAAAGTACGACGACAATACAGTTGCCGCTCCTGGATTAAGCAAGGGTAAAGACATCAAAACCATCGCTCATGAGGTTATCGTTGGACTGTGGGAAAGCGGCGAGAATCGTAAGAAACTGCTTACTGAGTACGGATACAACTACTCAGAAGTTCAGAACATGGTAAACCAGATTCTGAATGGATCAGCGGTAACGCCGTCCAATACCAAGCAGGATCAGAACCAGTCCGTTTCGAAGAAAGTGGTGGCTACATGTTCTGCCAAGCAGTTTAACAAGGCCGATGCTGGTGAATACAAAACAACGGCAGTTCTTTATTGCCGTAATGATGCCGGAACCAATAAGAAAGCTCTTTGTAAAATCCCGGCTGGCACTAAGGTTAAATGCTATGGCTACTACACAATGGTAAACGGAGTTAAGTGGCTGTACATCCAGTTTGTACTTGACGGTGTGCAGTATACAGGCTTCTCGTCCAGTGCTTACTTAGCAAAGTAGGAGATTCATATGATCACGTTCAGACAAAAGGGTGATTTTTCTAAGCTGACTCGGTTCTTAGAGAGAGCAAAGGAATCGGTTCGTCTCGGTGACCTCGATAAGTATGGTCGAGAGGGCGTAGCCGCCCTTGCGTCTGCAACACCAGTTGATACAGGACGGACAGCAAATTCGTGGCATTACAAGATCGAGCAGAAGCAAGGTTCCGTATCGATCAGCTTTTACAACACAAATATTCAAAATGGAGTCCCTATTGCAGTTATTTTGCAGTACGGACATGCAACAAGAAACGGCGGCTGGGTACAGGGGCGAGACTACATCAATCCTGCTATCCAGCCTATTTTTGACAAAATTGCAGATGCGGCATGGAAGGAGGTTACTAAGCTATGAGTACAACTGTTGACGAACGTGTCGTCGAAATGCGGTTTGATAACAAACAGTTTGAACAGAATATTCAGACCAGTTTATCAAGCCTCGATAAGTTGAAGAAGAGCCTTAACCTCGAAGGGGCGGCGAAAGGCTTAGAAACCGTAAACGATGCCGCAAATAAATGCAGTGGGAATATGTCACCGCTGAGTAATGCAGTTGAGACTGTGCGAGTGCGATTTTCGGCATTGGAAGTGATGGCGATTACAGCTTTGCAGAACATTACCAACTCTGCACTTGCTGCTGGAAAAAATCTTGTCTCCGCTTTTACCATCGATCCGATTAAAACCGGTTTTGAGGAGTATGAGACCCAGATCAATGCCGTTCAGACAATCCTTGCAAATACCTCTTCAAAAGGCACAACTCTTGATCAGGTAAACAATGCGTTGGATGAACTAAACCATTATGCAGATATGACCATTTACAATTTTACGGAAATGACCCGTAACATTGGTACGTTCACTGCGGCTGGCGTAGATTTGGACACATCTGTAGCCGCTATCAAGGGTATTGCGAACCTTGCAGCCGTATCAGGTTCCAACTCTCAGCAGGCAAGTACCGCTATGTATCAGCTTTCACAAGCATTAGCGGCAGGAACAGTAAAATTACAGGACTGGAACTCAGTAGTAAACGCTGGTATGGGTGGTCAGGTATTCCAGGATGCGCTGAAAGAAACGGCTAAAGTTCATGGAATTGCCATTGATGAGATGATCAAAGATGAGGGCTCATTCAGAGAGACCCTTAGTAAAGGATGGCTTACCTCTGACATCTTGACTGAAACTTTGGCAAAATTTACAGGCGATCTCAACGAAGATCAGCTTCGAACCATGGGATACACCGATGATCAGATCAAATCCATCATGGAGATGGGTAAGACCGCGAATGATGCTGCGACAAAAGTAAAAACTTTTACCCAGTTATTCGACACATTGAAAGAGGCTGCCCAGTCCGGATGGACACAAAGCTGGGAAATTATCGTCGGCGACTTTGAAGAGGCGAAGGAATTACTTACGGAAGTGAGTGATACGTTCAGTGCCGTAATCAATGCTTCTGCCGATGCAAGAAATAAAATGCTTCAGGATTGGAAAGACCTTGGTGGTCGAACCATGATGATCGAAGCAGTAAAGAATGTTTTCGAGGGACTGGTTAGCGTTGCTAAGCCTGTTCGGGAGGCATTTAACGAAATCTTTCCGCCAATGACTGGAAAACAGTTAGCCGAAATCACAGAACGTATCCGTGATCTGACAGCAAAATTCAAAATGGGGGAAGAGAGTTCAAAGAATCTAAAGAATACGTTTAAGGGCGTATTTGCAGTGCTTGATATCGTCGGACAAGCTTTCAAAGCTGTTGCTGGTGGTGTTGGCGAATTGATTGGTCTTTTCTTACCGGCTGGAAACGGGGTGTTATCACTTACCGGAAGCTTCGGTGAGTATCTCGTTAAGCTTGATGAAACTGTAAAGAAGACAGATATCTTTGGTAAAGCAGTTTCGACTGTTGTTGATATCGTAAAGACAGTTATTACGTTTGTTAAAACTGCCGGAGAAAAAGTAAAAGAATTTGGAAAAGCCGCAGGGGAGAAGTTCGATTTCCCTGGATTTGAATTATTCCACTCATTCCTTGAACGAGTACATGATCGCATGGCTCAGATTGGTGATGGTGCTGGAAAAATGAAGAGCGGAGTCATTGTTGCTTTTGAGATGATGGGAGAAGCACTGGAAAAATGTAAATTTCTCAAAGTCATGGAAGCATTGTGGACAGCTGTAAAGGTAATTGCTGGCGGTATTGCCGATGCAGTCGGGACTATGATGGGAACACTTGCCGAGAAACTTGGAAATGCAGATTTCAGCGGAGTTCTTGACATTCTTAACAGCATTGCTGTCGGTGGAATTGCTTTATCAGTTTCTAAATTCTTAAAGAGTGTAACCGAACCTCTTGAGGGGTTAAATGGCGTTCTCGAAGGAGTAACTGGAATTCTTGACGGGGTCAGAGGCTGCTTTGAGGCATATCAGACAAATCTTAAAGCTGGAACGCTACTTAAAATTGGTGCAGCAATCGCTTTGCTTGCAGGTTCTATCGTTGCAATTTCCCTGATCGATAGTGATAAACTGTCAGCTTCTCTTGGAGCAATTACTGTACTCTTTGCTAATTTACTTGGAGCGATGGCGATTTTCAATAAAATCAGTAGTGATACTGGAAAAGTATCCAAAGCATGCACAGCGATGATTGCCATGTCAGTTGCGGTATCTATTCTGGCAGGAGCTTTGAAGAAAGTTTCAGACCTTGATTGGGGCGAACTTGCGAGAGGCTTGGTTGGAATTGCTGGTCTTACGGCTATTGTTGTTGCATCATCCAAAGCCATGGCAAGTGGTCAGAAGCAGGTTATGAAAGGTGCCACCAGCTTAATCATATTTGGAGTGGCTATCAAAATCCTGGCGTCGGCATGTAAGGATTTATCAAGATTACAATGGGATGAACTCGGACGTGGATTAACAGGAGTAGGAGTATTATTTGCTGAGATTGCTGTATTCCTTAGAGTTGCAAAATTCAACGGGAAAATGATCAGCACTGCAACTGGAATCGTTATTCTGTCGGCAGCAATGAAGGTTTTGGCGTCCGCTTGCAAAGACTTTGGTCAGATGGAGTGGAGCGAGATTGGAAAAGGATTAGCTGGAATCGGTGGATTACTTGCCGAACTTGCTGTCTTTACGAATTTGGCTGGAAATGCAAAACACGTAATGTCTACTGGCGTAGCCTTAATTGCTATTGGCGCTGCAATGAAAATCTTTGCTTCCGCTGTAAAAGATTTTGGTCAATTACAGTGGGATGAAATCGGCAGAGGTTTAACTGCTATGGGCGGCGCACTTGCAGAGGTAGCTATTGCTGTTAATCTGATGCCGAAGAACATGATCGGTATTGGAACTGGGCTCGTTATCGTCGGCGGCGCACTTGAAATCATTGCAAACTGTATGAGTAAATTCGGAGGTATGCAGTGGGAAGAGATCGGTAGAGGTCTTACCGTCATGGGTGGGGCTTTAGCTGAGTTGGCTATCAGTCTCAATTTCATGAAAGGTACGCTTGGTGGATCAGCAGCATTGTTGGTTGCGTCCGGAGCCTTAGCTGTTCTTGCGCCGGTACTCAGTATTTTGGGAGCGTTATCGTGGGAAGCGATTGCGAAAGGACTTATTTCTATTGCCGGAGCATTCACAATTATCGGCGTAGCAGGCGCGGTACTTACACCATTGGTTCCGACTATTCTGGCATTATCGGGAGCGTTTGCATTGATCGGTGTTGGGGTTCTTACAATCGGAGCTGGTTTACTTGCAGCTGGCACAGGACTTTCGGCACTTGCTATCGGATTCACAGCGCTGGCAACTGCTGGTGCCGCTGGAGCGACTGCAATCGTAGCAGCACTGACAGTTATCGTTACTGGTATCGCTGGCTTAATTCCGGCTGTTCTTACAAAAGTCGGAGAAGGAATTATCGCAATCTGCAAAGTTATTGCTGCCGGAGCACCAGCTATTGGTGAAGCTGTAAAGGCAGTTGTCTTAACGCTGATCGATGTTTTCGTATCCTGTGTACCGCAGCTGGCAGACGGAGCTTTACAATTAGTGGTTGGTGTATTAGCGGCTCTGGTTACTTATACGCCTCAAATTGTAGATCTAGCTTTCAAATTCCTTATTGGAATTTTAGAGGGTATTGCTAGTAATCTGCCGTCACTGATTAAAGCTGGTGTCGATGTACTCGTAGCATTTTTCGCTGGTATCGTCGATGCACTGAGAGGAATCGATACTGGAGCTTTGCTAAAAGGAATTGCCGGAATCGGTCTGTTATCAGCTATTATGCTTGCTCTTAGTGCAACAGCATCGCTTGTTCCAGGAGCAATGGTTGGAATCCTTGGTATGGGTGCGGTTGTTGCTGAGATGGCGTTAGTGCTTGCGGCCGTCGGACTCTTATCGAAACTTCCAGGACTTTCTTGGCTTATCGGAGAAGGTGGAAAGCTTTTACAGGGAATCGGAACGGCAATCGGTCAGTTCGTTGGTGGAATCGTCGGCGGATTTATGAGCGGTGTGTCGAGTCAGTTCCCGCAAATTGGAGCTGATTTATCCGCTTTTATGAATAATGTTCAGCCGTTTTTACAGGGAGCTAGTCAGATTCAGCCATCTATGATGGACGGAGTAAAGGCATTAGCCGAGACTGTGCTTATTCTGACAGCGGCTGATATTTTACAGGGATTGACTTCTTGGCTTACAGGAGGATCGTCTTTATCTAAGTTCGGAGAGGAACTTGTACCGTTTGGCGAAGCTATGAGAGATTTCTCGTTAGCTATCGGAAACATGGACGGGGAAATCGTGGCAAATGCGGCGACAGCTGGCAAAGCATTAGCTGAAATGGCAGCCACAATGCCAAATACAGGCGGATTAGTGTCTTTCTTCGCAGGAGAAAATGACATGACTGCCTTTGGAAAGCAGCTTGTACCATTTGGCGAAGCTATGAGACAGTTCGGGGATGCAATTACTGGACTCGATGCAAATGCCGTTACAGAAGCGGCAATCGCTGGCAAGGCCATGGCAGAGATGGCAACAACCATTCCAAATTCTGGTGGTGTCGTAGGATTCTTTGCTGGTGAAAACGATATGGGTGAGTTTGGAAAACAGCTTGTACCATTTGGCGAAGCAATGAAAGCATTTGGCGATGCGGTTCGTGGACTGGAAGCCGATGCAATCGTCAATTCTGCAACGGCGGGCAAGGCTTTAGTCGAGCTTGCTGATACTGTTCCCAATACAGGTGGCGTTGTAGCATTCTTTACTGGAAACAACGATGTTGATACTTTCGGTGAGAAACTTGTACCGTTCGGTGAAGCTATGAAGGCATATTCTGAAGCTATTATGGGTATGGACTCCGCGGCTATTACGAACTCAGCAACAGCTGGTAAAGCCCTAGTGGAGCTTGCCAACACCATTCCAAATACCGGAGGACTTGTAAGCTGGTTTACCGGTGACAACGATCTTGGTAGTTTTGGTGATAGTCTGGTTCAGTTCGGAAGTGGAATTAAGAGTTATTCGGATTCTATTTCTGGAATCGATACCGGAATCATGTCAAGTGTGATTACCCAGGTGAATCGACTTGTTGAAATGGCTAAAGGAATGGCGGAATTAGATACGAGTGGTATGAGTGGTTTTAGCACAGCACTGATTCAGCTTGGAAACAACGGTATCGACGGTTTCATCAATGCGTTTACAGATGCGAGCGGAAGAGTGACATCCGCCGCGACCTCTATGCTGACGACATTCATCAATGCGGCTAATGCTCAAAAAGGTAATCTGGCATCTACGTTTACGACCATGATGCAGGCTGTACTTACGACTCTTACGAACTATCAAACCCAGTTCAATACTGCTGGCTCTACGTTGATGACAAAATTTATCAGCGGAATTAAATCTCAGGACGGAAATACCAAAACTGCAATTACCAACATTATTAGCGGTTGCATCACTGCAATCAATAATAAGCAGACTCAGTTCAATACTGCGGGTGCGAACCTCATGATCAAGCTTATTGCTGGAGTTAAATCGAAAGATTACGAAACCAGAAATGCGTTTGTAAACATCTTAAGTTCATGCCTTACAGCTATCGCGAACAAGTATCCGGAATTTCAAAATGCAGGAATGCAGTGCATGATTAAGTTCATCGCTGGTGTTAAGGAAAAAGCCGAAGAAGTAAAAACAGCTTTCACGGGCAATCTTAATGCTTCTGTAACAGCTATCCGGGATTATCATGATCAGTTTAAACAGGCTGGTGCTTACTTGGTGGAGGGATTTGCTGATGGAATCAGTGAGAATACGTACCGCGCGGAAGCTAAAGCCAGAGCAATGGCAAGGGCTGCGGCAGAAGCAGCAGAAGACGAACTGGACGAGCATTCACCTTCCAGAGTAGGATACCACATCGGTGATTTCTTTGGATTGGGATTCGTTAATGCCATCGGAACTTATGCGGTGAAGGCATATAATGCCAGTGCTGAAATGGCTGATTCGGCAAAAACAGGTCTCGGAAATGCAATCGCAAAGGTTAAGGATATGATCGACAACGGTGTTGATGGTCAGCCTACGATTCGACCGATTCTGGATCTGTCAGACGTTGAAGAGAAGAGTCATCGACTGAATACGCTGTTCAGTAGATCGCAGGCTTTAACCGTCAGCACAGGAATTGCAGCAGTTCGTGGACGGAATCTTCAAAATGAAGATACTAATCCGAATACAGGTAACTCTTATAACTTTACACAGAATAACTATTCGCCTAAGGCACTGTCGAGAACAGAGATTTATCGGCAGACGAAGAATCAGTTCTCGGCGATGGAAAGGATGGTGGAAACTTGATTCGAGCAGTCACGTTTACGAACTATCTTGGCGATAGTATCCGACTTGATTTGGCGAGACCGGAGGAATCCGGTTTCATCATCAAGTCTGTAACTGGCTTGGGACCAGGAAAAGCGAACATCAATACGACGGAAATCGCTACAAACGATGGAAGTCTGTTCAATTCTTCAAGGATGCCGAGCCGAAACATTGTTATTTCTCTTGCGTATATGTGGAAGGATTCCATTGAAGACGTAAGACAGCTTTCATACAAGTATTTTCCTATTAAAAAGAAGCTCACAATGCTTATCGAAACCGATAATAGGCAGGCAGAGATTGAAGGGTATGTCGAATCAAACGACCCAACAATCTTCAGTAAAGACGAGGGTTCGGATATCTCAATCGTGTGTCCGAATCCTTTCTTTTACTCTGCCGGAAAAGACGGAATCAACACAACCATCTTCTATGGTGTAGAGGCACTGTTCGAGTTTCCTTTCAGTAATGAATCTCTTAAGGACCCGTTACTAGAAATGGGAGAAATCAAAAATGAAACAGAGCAGGTGGTTGTATATAATGGCGACGCTGAAATCGGAGTGACTATTACGATTCACGCAATCGGTGAAGCCAGCAATATTACGATCTACAATACCGGTACTCGTGAAGTGATGCGGATCGATACCGATAAATTGGAGAAATTCACTGGCTCTGGAATTATAGCAGGTGATGAAATCATTATCTGCACCGTAAAAGGAAACAAGTCGATTACGCTTCTTAGGAACGGAAAGACTACAAACATCTTGAACTGCCTGGATAAAAACGCTGATTGGTTCCAGCTTGCGAAGGGCGACAACATCTTTGCTTATACGGCTGAGTACGGAAGTACAAATTTACAGTTTAAGATTGAGAACCGTATAGTCTACGAGGGGGTATAAGCACTATGGACGTGACAATTTTAAACACCAACCTAGATGCTGTCTCTATTGTGGATACGTACGAGTCCTTCATCTGGACAGATCGGTATTACGCTTACGGTGACTTTGAACTGTATGAAGCAATGCGAGAGGGTCTTCTTGACTACATCAAACAGGATTACTATTTGCAGAGCAAGGAATCTGAACATGTGATGATCGTGGAGAAAATCCAGATTACTTCAGATACCGAAGACGGTAACCATGTAACGGTTACTGGGCGTTCATTAGAATCTATCCTCGACAGGCGAATCGTCTGGGGACAGAAACTATTAAGCGGAAATCTTCAAAATGGAATAAAAACACTGCTCAACGAGAATGTAATTTCTCCGTCAGACAGCAATCGAAAAATTCCAAACTTTATTTTCAAAGAATCAACCGATCCAGCAATTACAAAGTTGAAACTGGAAGCTCAGTACACGGGAGATAACCTGTATGATGTCATCCAGAAAATTTGCGAGGAGCAGGGTATCGGTTTCAAGATCATTCTGAATGATGAAAAGCAGTTCGTATTTGAGTTGTATGCCGGTTCAGATAGATCATACGATCAGACGGAGAATCCCTACGTTATATTTTCACCGAAATTCGAGAACATCATCAATAGTAACTACATCGAATCTAAAGCTTCGTTGAAGACAGTGACCTTGGTTGGTGGAGAAGGTGAGGGCGCCGATCGAAGATATACTACGGTTGGTGGTGGCTCTGGTTTGAATCGCAGAGAATTGTTTACGGACGCTCGTGACATTTCTTCAAATGTTGGAAGCGATGATGCGTTGACCGATGCCGAGTATATGGCACAGTTGCAGCAAAGAGGAAAAGAAAAGCTTGCTGAAAATGTGAGCATTACCTCATTCGAGGGAGAAACAGAAACAACTATCATGTTCCAGTATGGAAAAGATTTCTTTAACGGGGACATTGTACAGATTGCGAACGAATACGGACACGAGACAAAAGCTCGTATTCTTGAAATTGTTCGTTCAGAAGATAAGGACGGTTATTCCGTCTATCCGACTTTTAAGACTATAGAACAGGAAGGAGCGTGATGAAGAAGTGAGTGTAACATTTGGATTTTATAATTCAAAAGAAGGAGATCGGCGCTACGATGCTATTCAGATGTCCAGCATTTTCGATGGAATCATTCAGGACGGAATATTGCAGCATGTCGGAACTGCAATGGTTGTAAAAGAATCGGAAGCAATGATTATCAACGTTGGTGTCGGACGAGCCTGGTTCAATCACACTTGGACGCTGAATGACGCTCTGTTACCGTTAGTAGTTCCACAGTCCGAGATTCTGCTGAACCGATATGATGCAGTTGTACTTGAAGTGGATTCGAGAGAGGCCGTCAGAGCAAATGACATCAAAATCATTAAAGGAACCCCGGCATCGAATCCAACGAAACCTACGATGGTGAAGACAAATGATCGCTGGCAATATCCACTGGCGTATATTTATGTCGGCGCCGGAGTCACTTCTATTCGACAGGCAAACATCACGAACTGCGTTGGAACTTCAGAGTGTCCATTCGTAACGGCTCCATTGGACAAGGTTGAAATCGATGATTTGATTGCCCAATGGCAGGACCAGTGGAAAGAGTTCTACGAAAAGCAGACTACTGATATGGAAGAAACAAATAAGTTTTGGAAAGAGCAGTGGTCTACCTGGTTCCTGGCACAGACTGAGGAGATTCAGTCGGCATATTTGACATGGGAAGCTCAGTGGAACCTCTGGTACTCGGAGCATACAGCAGATATGGAAGCCACAAGTACCTATTGGAAAGAAAAATGGGAGGCGTGGTTCAACGAATACACAAGCATCAATACTGCAGAAATGGCTGATTGGAAACAGAAATCAGAAACAGAATTTCGCGATTGGTTTGAGCAGTTACAGGCACTGTTGGATGGCAATACAGCGGCGAGTCTTGCGAAAAAGCTTCTGGAATTGCAGGAGCAGGTAGATATTCTTAACCAGTTCAGTTCCAACCTTGAAAATGAATACACGGTATATCAGAAGCTTTATGACAATGGATACCGTACTTACGGAGACGTGCTCGATTCTTCGGACGCATCCATTACTGACAGCAATTTGGATACGGTCATTGGACGTACATATTCCAGTGATCTTCTTCGTGACAGTAATGGTGATGTTATCGAAGGTCGGGCTATTTTTGTCATCAAATAAAGGAGGATTCATTAAATGAAAATCACAGACTACGAAAAAGTCCAGGCATTAGCAGCAAGTAATATTTTCCTGCTTGACGGACCTAACGGGACAAAGACCATTGCAGCAGATGCTTTAGCAAAGGCGTTAATTGGTCTTTTAAGTTCCAAAGATTTTATCGGAGGAGTAAATCTTTCCGAACTTACCCAGATCAACGAGCTGGTATCTGGTAACAAATTACTCATCGGGACTGCGGACGGAAACAAGGCTATCGCCGCTGAAGATGCACTCTTTGCCATGTTAGATAGCTTTGCTCCAGTGGAGCTTCGCCGAGTTATCTTCAGAGGTAAGAATCTTGGAACAGCTCTGACAGCGGTACAGAAAGCCGCTATTAAGGATGGTTCCTTTAAAGGAATGTTCCTTGGCGATTATTGGAGTATCGGAGGTCGTATCTGGCGTATCGTTGATATGGATTACTGGTACAACTGCGGTGACACTGCATTTACCAGCCATCATCTTGTGATCATGCCGGATGAAGCGCTTTACAACGCACAGATGAATACTACCAATATTACAACCGGTGGATACGTTGGTTCTGAGATGTATAAAAAGAACCTGGCGAACGCAAAGACAATCGTCAATGCGGCTTTCCAGGGTTCTGTTCTTACTCACAGAGAATACCTGTGCAATGCGGTTGCAAACGGAAGACCGTCCGGTGGAGCATGGTTTGATTCCAGTATTGAGCTCCCGAATGAACCTATGATGTATGGGCATCTTCATTTCAGTCCGACTTCTGACGGTTCTACTGTTCCGAGCACCTACACAATCAGCAAGACTCAGCTGGCGTTGTTCATGGTGTGCCCTAAATTCATCGTAAACAGATCTTACAACCAGTTGTTAAGAGACGTCGTTTCTTCGGCTACCTTTGCCAGTGTGAGCAACGGTGGCAATGCGGCCTGCAGCTACGCTTCGAACTCTGATGAAGTTCGTCCGGTCTTCCCGGTTGGTTAATTAAGATCGCGGGGCCTTGTGCCCCGTTTATATTTTTGAAAGGAGCTTCTAATCATGGAAGAAAAAATCTATAAAATTACCCTCGGTGATGGAACTGAGATTTCCAATCTTAAGTTGAACGGAAACAATTTCATTTCCACAGAAAAGATCGAGGAATCCGTATTTGCAGATAACTGCTCTCCGGTTACTATCAGCGACGGAACAACTGAGACTGTTCATCCAAACATGGAACTGGTTCAGATCGTTGAGCAGGTTCCCGGGGAATACTGGTTTGTCCTTAGAGATATTTCTGAGGAGGAATTTGCCAGAACCAAAATGCAGTCTGACATCGCCTACATTGCAATGATGTCCAATGTAGAGCTTTAAGAAGGGAGATCACCATGGAACATAGCAAGAATTACAGTAAAGTAAAGCTTTGGCACAGCATGAAAATGTGGAATGAGACCAGAGTTCGTAATGCGGTGAAGATGGGCTGGATCACCAAAGAGGAGTTCGCCGAGATCACTGGTAAAGATTACGAATGAGTGTTCTGTTAGGCGACAGGAAAGAGTCAAAATTCGAAGCGATTACGTACTCGATCGAGTTGCATGATATGCTGATACTCCTTATGCAAAGGGGATTTGGTGTTAAGGATGTAGACAGCTTTGTTCGGAAGAAGTATGCGTATGGAGAAATTTCGGAAGAAAACTTTGCTAAGTACAGAGAACTGATGCGGAGTTTCAAATCGAAAGTAAATCAGTGTGCTTCCTTAATAACGAGCAATGTTAGAGCGGCAAATACCATTTACCCACGGTCAATGCACGAGTACGAGACCAGGAGAGATTACCAGAATGCGGCAATTGTAAATTGCGAGCAGCTCATTAACGAGTTGCAGCGGGTTGTTGAAATATTCGATGTAGATCTGAATTTATACAACCGGTATGTTAAAGCTATCGACCGAGAAATCGGATTGATAAAAAGGTGGCGTCAAAGAGACATGGCGATTAAGTCGCGGTTAGAAAAAGGGTAACATCTAAAAATTGCGTCGTTTCTTCGGCTAACTTTGCCAATGTGAACAACAATGGCAATACGAACTACAACAACGCTTCGAACTCTAATGGAGTTCGTCCGGATTCTTCGATTAACCAACGAAGAAGGAGATGCTATCCGTTCCGCAAGGATAAATAATAAAGCCTAATACAATTTACTACGGTAAGTATTGTTATAACGGTGAATAGGTTATGAACTACGAGGAGATTGTCTGTGACGCCAATAACTTGTATAGGGCTTATAAGGTCTCTGTGAAGAGCAGCAAGTGGAAAGAATCGACGCAAAAATTTATGATGAATTTCCTGCGGTACATATTCGAAATCCAAGATGATCTAATAAATCGGACACTTCAAAATGGACCGACACAGGAATTCGAGCTGCACGAAAGAGGCCGGATAAGACCTATTACAAGCATTCAAATCCGCGATCGCATCGTCCGACATTCTCTGTGCGATGAGGTTTTACTTCCAGAAGTTAGGAAACATATCATCTATGATAACTGCGCATCTATCAAGGGGCGCGGAATTTCACAACAGAGAAAACGATTCGAAATCCATCTCCACAAATACTACCAATTATACGGAAATGACGGTTATATTCTATTCGGTGACTTTTCAAAGTTCTATGACAATATTATCCATGAGATCGCTAAACGAGAATTGCTAAAGCTGTTCGATGATGATGAGTTTATTGACTGGCTTTTAACGTTGATATTTAAGGGCTTCCAGGTCGATGTTTCGTACATGTCTGACGAGGAATACGAGGCTTGTATGACCGATACTTTCAATAAACTGGAGTATCGGAACATTCCAAAAGAGAAGCTCACTGGCGAAAAGTGGATGGAGAAGTCTGTCAATATTGGAGACCAGCTTTCGCAAGTCATTGGAATTTATTATCCGTATCCCATTGACAATTACGTCAAGTATGTACGTCAGCAGAAATTTTATGGAAGGTATATGGACGATTGGTACGTCATGAATCCCAGTAAAGAAGAGCTTGAAGACTTGCTCGAAAACATCTGTGAAATTGCAGCTGAACTGGGAATCCATATCAATCGTAAGAAAACTAGAATCGTTAAGATTTCGAGCAAATACAAATTCCTGCAAATCAAGTACACACTTACAGATACTGGTAAAGTCATCAAACGAATAAATCCGGATCGAGTTACCGCCATGCGTAGAAAACTCAAGAAACTTGCCGTTAAGGTTGAAAATGAAGAAGCGGATTACGACAATGTCGAAAATATGTTTCGCGGTTGGATGGGAGGACATTATAAACTCTTATCCAGAGAAC